ACACATCGGGCGCGGCGCGCATGCGCTTGACCCGGCGCGAGGATGGCGAAATTGGTAGACGCACCAGGTTTAGGTCCTGACGCCAGCAATGGTGTAGGGGTTCGAGTCCCCTTCCTCGCACCATAGAATATGGCTTTGCGGGTTGTTCGCTGTCGAAAAATACTATGGAATACGACAGCTTTCAGCCCAGTATGGCAGCTTTTTTGACAGCAATTTCTACGGCGGCGTTGACGATGGCGCGGCGTGTAGCTGCAGCCAATCTCAGGTCATCGACGCCGTACGATCCTTCCCACGCCAGCGCGACGAGTTCCGTATCGACTACGCCTTCCACGCGCACGCCTTCGGTGGAAATAAATATGGCGAGTCGCAATTTCACGGCGAGCACGAATGCATCGCCGTCGTTACGCAGCGGATCCCAATATCCGCCGAAAATCCTCAGGGCGGCTACGTTGGGGGTCTGCTCGTTCGCGAGTTCGACAACCCCAGACGCTGCCGCAGCTTTTTTCAACAATTCAAGATCTGTCACGATCCACTCCCTGAGGATTTGTTTAATTCCGTTCCGCGCGAAAACATCTGGACGGCTTTGCTACCCGCCGACGTGTCGGCCGATGGCATCCAGCGACCATAGACGCGGGCGATCATCGTCCAGTCTGCATGCCCCATCTGCTTTGCTACCCACATTGGATGTTCGCCGGCCGACAGCATCATCGATGCATAGGTGTGCCGGGTCTGATAGGGCCGCCGATACCGCACGCTGGCGCGTTTCAGTGCCGTCTGCCATACTCGCCAGATCTGCGTGGAACCGGAATATCGCTGGCGCGTGGTCGGGTTGACGAACACCGGCCCATCAAGCGCCGCCATGAAGGTAAGCGCCTTCTGCTCGAGCAGCGCCGCGCGTGCTGGCGCGAGCATCTTTACATCCCGCCGGCCGGCGCTTGTCTTCGGTAGCTCGGCGACGCCCTTTGCCTCGCGCGTGATGGCGCGTCGCACGCGGATGAATCCGCCGATAAAGTCGATGTCGGACCAGTTGAGCGCCGTTGCTTCCGAAGTGCGCAGCCCGGTCCACAGGAAAAACTGGATCAGTGCGCGTTCACCTGCGCGCATTTTCGTCAGGATAGCCGCCTGTTCGTCCGGTGTGAACGGGTCGACCTCATCGTCAGGCTCACCCTCGACGGGCCGCTCAGCGCGCGAATACGTGTAGCCCGCGAGTGGGTTGGCATCAATGATCTCGTCACCCAACGCATCCGCAAGTGCGGAGCGCATACAGCTCTGGATATTGGACAGTCGTTTGTTCGTGACGTCGGGCAAACCCGCGAGCCAGTCGCGGATCGCCGCGCGCTTCAGATCGGACAGCGGCAGCTTGCCGAATTTCGGGATAACCAGACGGTTGACGATGGAGTAGTAGCCGACGTAGGTCGAGGCCTTAACCTCAACTTTCTTGCGGGTCAGCCAGGTGTCGAAGTACTTTTCGACCGTGAGCACGTCGCCCGGCATCTCGGCGAAGCGGGCAACCCGCGGCGAGTCAGGAAACGTTTTGGCATAATCGAACTCGCCTTTCTCGATCGCGTGCAGGATCGCCGCGCGGAACTGAGTCAGCTTTCGAGTGTTGGCAGGACAGGGCTTTGCCTTGACCCGCTCCCTGCAGCGCTCACCCTTAAAGGCGAAGGAGATCTCATAGCTGGAGTCCGAGATTTCGCGGACTCCCTTCCCGATGCGGCCCATTTCTGGAATTCCTCCATGTCGACCAAGATGTGGCCGTCCGGAGCCTTGACGATAACGCCGCCCTCGGTCCATGCGCCGGTCTGGCGCTTCCCCTCGACGGCGCGGCGGGTGTAGCCCGTCAGCTCGCAGAATTTGTTGATGGTCACGAAGCGTATCATGACTTTCCTTTCAAACCTTACTTGGCGGCTCGATGGCATCTAGCGTATGGCGCGCACGACTTTTCGCCCACGCCTCAAACTGAGTTGGATCGTCCCATTCTTTGGTATCAGCATTCGCTATATTTCGGAGCTCTTGTCGAAGAGCATGCGCATCTACCCGTAACCGCTGGGTTTCTAGCGTGAGGGTAGCAATAGCTGTTTCAGACTGGCTGATGAGCGCGATATCCGATAGCGCGCATTCTCCCGGTCCATACAGTCGATGTCCGAGTTGCTCGACCAGAGCCTTGATTTCGTCTGCTGTCATTTCTTTTCCCTCGCGCGAAGCATAGCGTCGGCCATTTGATAAGCGCGAAGCGCGCAGTCGTAATCATTCAGGGGCTCATGCTTTTGCCAGATTGATGGCATCAGTTTTGCCGCGAAATAGTCGCGCACGCTGAGTCCACCGAGGGCGATGGCTTCTGGCTCCCATTCGGTGTCACCGTTCATTTCAACGCGCACCGCACGGAGGCTAACGACCTGGCCAAAAGCAGGGCCGCCATCTTTGACGTCGGTCATGGCTTGTCCTTGAAAGCGCCAATCAACTCGGCACATGTCAGCGCGCCTTGCATCGCGGCAGCAACGACACGATTGCGCTTCTTTCCCGTATCTATTTCAGCAGCCCATTGCTTGCAAATAGTCGCCGCTTCCTCCAGCACTTCCGCCCTTGATAGTTGCGCTGCTGAATCAGACGGCAGATGTAGCGTCTCATCGAGTGCTGCTATCGTTTCGTCCAATTTCCCCCAGTAGTCTCCGTCGCCATCTTTTATAGCCTGAAGAATCTGTAAAGCCGATTCGATGACATCGCGTTGCTTAAGAGTCAACGCCGCCACCGTGCTCACGGGGATGCTGTTGTCGAATACCATGGTCATTCTCCGGCGTGGACGCAACCGCACTTAGCACATTGGCCCAGTACGTAGTTGTGGTCGCAAGGCGCGTTGCTCTTCAGAACCGGCTCGCCCATGTGCACAGGGCCATTGATCTCGCGCACAAACTTGCGATTCAGTTCCTCGGCCTCAAGCGCGCGCCTCTTCCATATTTCCATGTCCTCACGGGCGCCGGAGTACGCATCTTGAATGTCAGGACGGTCCACCATTCCGCGCCATTCGTTGCCGCACTCTCCGCCACATTCCGAGCGACCGCAGCACGCCGTAACCTGCGGCAGACTCGCATTCGATGGTTGCGCTGCTGCGGGATGGGTGTAGAGCTTTGTGCCAACCTCGGGCATTTTCCCTTTGGTCCACGCGACCTCTTTCACGTCTCCGCCAAACAGCACAATCTCCGCAACCTGCACCGCTTCCTCGGCTGACACTATTGGAGCGGGAGGGGTGGCGGTTGTCGACCAGTCGTGATGCCACATAAACGCGCAATAGGCCGCGACGTCGCGGGGATCGCCCTTGGCAACGTGACGCTGCAACTCTTCGCGGCATTTTTCCTGCCAGTCGTCGGCGAGCCAGCTATTGCCGTAGCCGTATTTGCGTTGGGCCGACAGAAGCTTGTTTGCCAAGGCGCGCGCGAATCGACGCACGAGCTTCGCAGTGTCCGGATTCAGTTCATCCGGAATCACCGGCTCTCGCGCCGCTACCGCTGCGGCCTTGTTGGATGCGAGAGCGGCTTGCCAGCCAGTCCAAAACCGCTGAGTGTCGAAATCCTCGTAGTAACCTTCGCCATTTCGCGCAAAATCCATATCGTGCGAAAGGCCTCTGAAGTGAGCCTCAAACGCTGCCCGCTTGTCGCCATCTTGCGGAACGGGGGCGGCTTGCCCATCGTTTTGTTGCGTTATCGCAGTCGCTTGGGGTGCGATATGGCAGCCGCAGAGCTTGTACGACAAAGCCATCAGTTTGACCAACTCATATGCCGGAGCATCGAGCCGATAGTCCTTGATGGCCCTCAGAGCTCCGCTGCCGATCCCGACATCTCGCTCGCACTCTTCGATCGATCCTTTCGCCAGACCATGAGTGATAAGCTTGCTGGCCCGCTGAATGAGGCCATCAAAATTTCGCCATTCGGCATAGCCGAGAGACTCGAATATGTCTCGCGCGAGGAATAGTTGTCTGCTTTCCGGGTGATCGTTTTGTGCGATGAATCGCTCGGCCTGTCTGTATCCCTCATCGTATGCCTCGTATACGTTTGTCACGATAGCGCCATTGGGCAGGCGCGCGCCTATCTCTTCACTCACGTTAATTCTCCAGATGATGCGGGGCTAGGCTGTCAGGGCTTCGTCCGCCGCCTTGATAAATTCAGCCGCCTGGTGCGGGTTTATGGCGTTTCCGTAACCTCGAAGGGTTCCGACTCGATAGGACTTTGCTCGCTTGAGGCTTGCAGCATTAAGGCCTGCCACTTCGACCAGTCGGCGTAACCCGGTGCTGAGCTTGCCCATTCCGGCGGGTAGCCCATCAACCAGCGGGAATGTTCCGGGTTCAACTGGCCGCCACTTTTCGTCCCGGCATAGGAGCCAGTCAGCAGCTCGCCAGAAGCCGTTAGTCGGGCCGGCCCGCTCCGCGCAAGCGTCACGTAATCCGATAGGTTCCGCCGCTGACCGCCCGTCCTCTCGATCATCCCGCCGCGGTGTTCGCCATCTCGTGCCTGCGGCGTCGGCCAACTCGACAGAAACACCATGTCCTCGATACGACTCTTCCGATCGAATGCGCGATCCGGATTGCCGGTTGCGTGTCCGCTGTGCACCGAACGCGGCGTCGGCCATGAAGTAAGTGCGGTCTCTGATGTGCGGCGCACCGACGCTCGCAGACGGGAAAGGATTCGTCCCGCAGGCGTAACCAGTGGCTTCCAGGTCAGTGAAAACAAGGTCGATCCAAGGTTCAACGTCCTTGCTCGCAACCTGCTCTCCAAAGATTTTTGCAGGGCGGCGCTGCGCAATGAGCCAGTGCCAGAAGGGCCAAAGGTGCCGCTCGTCAGCAAACCCAAGTCCTGCGCCTGCCGAGCTGAAAGGTTGGCAAGGACAACTTCCCGTCCAAACAGGTCGTTCGTCCGGGTAGCCAGCCAATCGGAGAGCGCGGGACCATCCGCCGATCCCGGCGAACCAGTGGCATTGCGCAAACCCTCTGACGTCGTCTGGATGCACATCTCTGATGTCTCGCTCATCTACTTCACCCGGTGCTATGTGGCCGACAGCAATCAGGTTGCGCAACCATTGCGCACAGGAGGGATCGATCTCGTTGTAATACGCCGCCACCCTCATCTCCAATAAACCATCGCCGATACCAGGAATAGCGCAGCTACCGCAGCAAGAACGTAGTTGCTGGCGCGGGTCACAGGTCACCGAACAGGTCTGACGTTGCCTTGCGCGCGTGCCGCGTCTTGAACGCGTTGACCCGGTGGTGCTCAGCGTCGTAGCGCAAGTGGTGCAACTGGCACAGCGCCTTCAGGTTGGAAAAATCAACATGCTCCGGAACATGGTCAAGATGGGCCACTGTAAGAACGATCTTCACCAGGTATCCGGAGTACTCGGTGGCCCGCCGCAGGCACAGCAGGCCGCCGTTGTCTTCGTCATAGACCGAACCATCCTCAAGCTGGTACGTGCCCTTGTCGTGGTAAAAGCCACGCTGGATCCACGAGTGATTCGGCACACGGCACTGCTCGCAGCGATTACCGGCGCGCTTCAGAATCTGCTCGCGGATTTCCTTCCAGTTGGCCGGATAGCGAGAGCGGTTCTCAGACTTGATCGGCATGGATCACCTCTTTGAGAGCTTTCGCCGCGTCCGCGTGAAACTTGGCGAGTTTTAGATTCCGGCGTGTCACAGCGTCTCTGTGGCATTGGCCGCCGCCGGTCGTCTTGTGGTGCTCGGCAAGCCACTCGAAGCGTTCGGACTGCTCGCGATGCCATAGGAAAAGATTGGCTATATTCATGGCTATAACAGTTCGCTCTTGGCCTGGCTCCTACCGCTTGACTCGGCTAGGTGCGTCGGGCAGAAGTGAGTGTTGTCGGCAATCTGATGCGCGTGCACGGCGCACAGGTGGCGATCGCACGTCTTTCCATTCGTCCCGCGGTGGTCGCACTGGAAGCCGCTGGACGCATTGCACCCGGGTACCGAGCATCGTGGCGCACGCCTGCGGCCGGTGCAGACGATGCCGGAGATGCCGTCGCGAGTCCGAAAGGGTGTGCAGGGCATCGTTACCTCTTCCGATAGGTTTGAGTTAGTGACCAGTTCACGGCGTGCCCGCGATCGCGAACCACGTTTGCCAGTAGCGCCCGGTCGTGATGACTAGCAGGCGACTGCCGAAGCAAGCCGAAATAGCTGTTCGCCATCTCAAACACGTCGGCGGCCGGTGCCGATGCGACACGACTCAGCGCGTCGTTGAACGTGCGGCGCCGTGTGTATCGCCTCCATGGCTTAATCACGTGGCCAACGAAGTCGATTCCCGTGTCGATCGTCTGCAGGACCGTCTTTTTCGGATTGAGGCGCGCACCGAGTCGAGCTGGCAAAAACGCTTCTACGTCGCGCAGCACTTCGTTAAGCCACTCGGGAGACTCATGCAGAAAGATGAAGTCGTCTACGTAGCGTATGTAGTGCCTGGCGCGCAGGTTATGTTTCGCGTGCTGGTCGAGGACATCAAGATAGACATTGGCGAAAAACTGCGATGACAGATTCCCGATGGGCAAGCCTAGATGGGCCGGCTGGTTCATCAAGCGCTTGTGAGGCGGTACGAGGTCCATCAGGCGCGGATCGCCGCGCAACTCGAAGTTGGTGCGCGGGTCATGAAACAGAACCGTCTCGGTAAGTGCAAGCCACCATGGCTCACCGATACGTTCCGCGAGCAGTTCATGAAGAATGCGCTTGTCAATGCTGACGAAGAAATTAGCCAGATCGCACTTCAGGTAGTACGCGCGGCGGCCCCAGTTCTGGGTGATGCCCCGCACCTTTGCCTCAAGACGCTGAGCGGCGTATAGCGTGCCGCGGCCCTTTATACATGCGCAACTATCGGCAATGAACGAGTTCTCGAACCGTGCGCCGATGTGCCTGTACAGCAGATGGTGGACAATGCGGTCGCGAAAGTCGGCCGCCCATACCTCGCGCGGCTTGGGGCGTGTGACGACGAAACAGATCGAACGGCGCGGCGCATATGATCCCGACTTCAGTTCGTCGAACAGATCGCGGAGATTCTTCTCGAGCCTTTCTTCGAAGGCAAGCGCGCTGGGGCTATTACGCTTCGTGCGCCGGCAGTCGAAATAGGCCTCTACGAGTTGAGTAAAAGTGAAATCAGCATGTCCGTAAAAACCTTCGGACGGCACGCGCGCGACAATTGTTGTTGTCCTTGTGGTTGTTGTTCTGGTTGCCATTGTTGAAGTTCTGATACCAGGCGTACGCGTACCTATCGTGCTTTCTACGTCGCCCCGGCGAAGGCCCTCGCCGATCATCGGGGAAACTGCGCCGGACCAATCCGCACTCCGGCGGTCGGTATCCGTGGTGCGCATGGCGTTGGCCTCGTGAGCCAGCGGCACGACCAGATTTAAATTTCGCTCAGTCATGGTGGCCTTGACCTCCATGAAGCGGGCGAAGTGCGGACTTGCGCCACCCGTTAGCTTGCTTCCCGATGCTTGTCGTGAGTTCGATCGCTTCCGCGTAGCCGCCTTGCGAAATCAGGCGCTTGTCCTTTGCGAGGCGAATCATCAGCTCAGCGACCTGCAGCCGCTCCAGTAATTCAAGCAGATGCCGGGCCTTTTCCTGTGCGACGTTGGCCCGGAAGATTAGCACCGTGATTTCAATGCACTCGGTGGTGATCTTGTCACCGATTGAGCGCTTGAAGTCGCGTTGCATGTTCTTCACCAGGCTCGTTGCAACGTCGAGCAGGTCGTAGGCAACCTTGTAGATCGGTAATTGCGTGTGGGTGGTCATTGCTGATCTGAATGACTAAATTACTGAATAATCAATCTGCGGACGGCACGCGCGCGACAATAGCTGTCGTCCTTGCGGTAGCCGTCCTGGAAGCCACCGTGGAAGTACTGACACCAGGCGCACGCGCTATCCGACTCGTAAGTCTCGGCGGACCAGTACCACTTTTGTTGAAACTCGCCCTTCAGGTTGGCGTACAAAAGCGACTGCTCGCGCCGAGTAGGCAACTCACCACCCTGTTGAGTGGCCCATGCCGTTGCATCGCTCCACGTCGATCCGTCCTTGTCACCCGGAAGCAAAATCAGGTGATGAGACGGTTCACCTTCGTCATCGAGCATGACCCCCGCATAGCGTTCTCCGGGTGACAGCGTGACAGTGACGGCCGGGACTGCATACTTGGTAGTCGCTGCCTGTCGCTCGAACATGGCAATCATCTCGCCAACCTTTGCATGCTCTGTTTTGATAGTTTCAAGCGTGATCGTCATTGCGAACGCTCCTTGAAAATGGATGAATGATTAAATGGACAATCTGCGGACGGCACGCGCGCGACAACCGCCGTTGTCCTTGTGGTTGCCGCCCTGGTAGCCACCGTTGAAGTCCTGATACCAGGCGTACGCGCTATCGTCGTGGTGTGTTTCATTGCTCCAGTACCAGTCCTTCTTGAACTGGTCCCGAAAACTTGCCCACAGCATCGCCTGCTCGACGCGGTTCGGCAGATCGCCTCCGATGCTCTTGGCCCAATCCGACTGCGCTTGCCAAGTGTCGTCATCGTTATCACCGGCCAGAAGGATCAAGTGATAGAAATCCCCGTTCTTGTCGCCGACAGCGCCGACGTAGACTTCGCCTTCTGCCAGCGGTGGAATCTGAAGTTGTTGCATTGCATATCCTTTTAAAAAGAGCGGCCGGGAATGCGCCGCCAGAACGCGCCGAGGGCCGGCGTTATGCGTTGATCTGCTGATCCAGCTTGAGGATCAGATCGATGGTTGATTCGGGCAGAGGAATCGCTTCGGCGCCGTGCAGGGCCGCGAATGCGGGTCTCAGCGTCTCGCGGTCGATGTCCGGTATGTCGGCGTGTTCGAGCCGCGTCAGAATCTCCCAAAGGTCTGCGCCGCTCACGCTGCCACCTCTACAACCTTCGACCGCTCGAGCCACGACTCCCACATCTTTTCCTTCAGCGATGTGGATTCGGTTGAACCTTTGGACTCGATGCGTTTGGCAAACCACGTTTCGAAGCGCTGACGCTCGTCGTACTGGTCAATCTGCTGTTGAAGCGCGCCATGTTTCGATTTCCACTGATCGCGCGAGAGTTGACACTCGTCGAGCATGTCGCGGAGTTTGTCGCACTTGGCGACCGTGTCGTGATGCGCTACGGCTTGGCGGTCGAAGTTCAGTTGCAAAACGCTGGCTTTGTCTTCCAGCGTGGAACACTGCGCTTTCAATTCGTCCCGCTCGCGAGTTACCGCCTGAAGTTGCAACGCGAGATCCAGAGATTCTTCGACAGCGCTGACTTCTGCTTCGGTCACTTCCGGCTTTTCGGCCGCTGCCCGGGCCGCCCTGGGGATTGCCACAGCGCCGGCTGGAAGAGTTTTCGGATGCATGTCTACTCCATCCGCTGGCGCTGCAACGTCCTTCCTTGTGAGCCAGTACTGATATTCCGAGTGACGCCCGTTAGCGCCTTCCAGCTTCCGCTCAAGCATGCCTTCGCTGACCATTGCGTTGAGCTCGCGCGAGACCGCCAAACGATCCATGCACAGCTTCTCGGACAAGGTTTTCGCGGTACTCTGCATAACCGTTGACAGGTACTTCGTAATTTCGTCTCTCACCATGGCCTCCGTGCCGCGAGTTGGTGGTCGGATTCAGTCGGCAGATCGGTAACACCGTCCATGAAACCGTGCGTGGGAATGCGCATCGAGCCGCAATATCCTTCGTGGTTATCCCAGTACACACGCCAGAACTCACCGGCCGGCAACTTGTTTTGCGCTCGACTACGTTCGAACTCGTAGACGAACTCTTTCGGAACGCCCCACTCGGCGCGATATGGATCAATGCGCGTGCCGTAGGAGTGCTGTACACGTGCAACGGGTACATGGGGGCAGTAGCGCGCGAGGATGCGAAGGAACAGGTCCTCGGTGATGTAGAGACCGTATGTCGCGCCGCGCTTGAACCATGGTTTCCCTCGATTCCATTGGCTTTCCGCATTCCAGGCATAGTCCATATCGACCGTGTAGACCTCGACATATCCGGACGGCGCGCCGCTGTGCCACGGACCACGCAGTACCAGTGGTTCGCCATCTTCCATCGTCAACCAATAGGAGCGTCCACCAAATCCGTCTTGCTTCGTTGTGGCGCGAACTGTGACCTCTGGAAGGTCGCACGCTTTCATCTTTCCCATCAGGCGCTCGTCCCGCATCGCCAACATGCTGACTGCACCGTTGTGGTAAAGAACCTCCGCACGGCCGTCGGCGTGCCGCGCGATATACATGTCAGCGCCTTCCTTGGCCCAACGCTTGTCAGCCCAGCCGAATGCCTTGCTGTGAACCTTCAGCCTCACGTCCGGCGAATTGCATCGACCGTTATTCCAGTCGACGTGCGCGCCGCATACCCAGGCCGGAATCGGCTGCTTGCCGATGGGACGTTCTATCTCGTCCCAGCCTTTGATGTGGGTGCCATTGACTACAGCCATTTGTTCATCAGAGAGGAGCATGTTTCCCTCAAAAGGGTGGGGTACTCGCATGCCGCGAAACGGAGATCAACGCCAGAGGGCTTCATCCGGATCGCGGGCTTTCCCCCGTTAATCAGGCAACCGACGGCTACTGCACAGTTTCCGGAAACGGCCACGGCTCGGCTGAAGCGTTGGCTTTTCCGCCCTTCTTGCTACGCTGCGCTTTCATCTCGTCGGCGATCTCGTTCGCGCCCTCGCCGTTGTCCGCACGCTCGGCCTGTTCTTCGCCACCTTCCGGATCAAGCGTGATGAACACTTCCTGATTGAGTTTGCCGGCCATCTTCGCCAAGTCCTTGTCGCTCGGATACAGACTCACCTGGTAGTCGTAGACCACCGTGCCGCCCTGTTTAGGGTCGAGAACGATCTTGCCAGCGGTCGCCTCGGTGCTGATTACGTCGTCCTTGCCAGTCGCACCGATGTGGAATACAAACCGAACGTTCTCGTACTTGTCGTCCCACTTGATGCGGCCCATCTTTGGGTTCTTCACCACCGTCAAATGGTCGGCGTCCGGCTCGATCTCGACATTGTTTTCATCCTTCTCGTATAGCGACGATTTGAGCGTCGGCGACAGCATCGCGAGCGAGTTGTTGCTCGAGGTGAAGCGCAGGTTGAGATCAACCGCGGTGACATCCTGGTCGCCGTGCTTCTCGGTTCGAACATTCAAATGCAGGAACTTGGTGAGCTGTCGCTCGTACTCAAATGCCATGGTGTTTCTCCTTTGGGGAAGGTGGTTAGAACGCCGTTGCCACGCGCTCGCCGGCCGCAACGAGGTCCATGGCGAGAAGCCATTCGACGATCTTGCTTTCGTGCTGGCGATAGTGAAGCGACAGGACTTCGATGATCTCGGCATCGCTCGGGCGCGTCGGCTTTGCCTTCGCGGAACCTGAGGCTACGTGGGTATAGCCAGCGCGGCGCGGGACGGCTGCGTGGGCTGGAGTAGGCGCCGGCGCGGGCGTTGCGGCGACAGGCTCGGGCTGTTCTCCTGCCTTCGAGGCAGCGGCTTTCTGCGCTTCTTCCTCGCTCACCTTGGCCTCGGCCCTCTGTTGCTCTTCGGCCCGAATACGTGCGCGCTCTTCCTCTTGCCGCTTTTCTTCCGCCGCCTTGTGGTCCGCGATCCGCGTCTTGATGACCAGCTTCAGGTCGTCAATAGGCTTGGAGATCAACGCCAGCTTGTCGGCAAACAGGAACTCGTAGTCCGCGCCGTCTTCCTTGATGCACGAGAGGTTCGCGCGAATGCGCTTGGCGGATGCATCGGCTTCAATCTTCGCGTTGGCGAGGACGGTATTCACCGCGTCCTGAATACTGGCGACGGTGCGTTTTCCCTTTGCCGAACCGGCAAAGTCTGGCGAAGGCAGAACGATCCACGCGCCTTCGGTTTCCTTCTTCAGATCGGCGATGTGCTTCTCGTAAGCCGCCTTGGCCGTCAGCAGAATGCCGTCCTTGACTTCGACCTTGCGCTTCGTGACCAGCTTGTCCAGATCGAGGCGCACCCGCCGCGCTTCGGCCGTGATGTCGTCAATCGTCTTGAACAGTGCGTCGATGCTTTCCGTCTGGCTCAATGCATGCTCTTTCGCCGCCTTGAGCTTGGATTCGACCTCTTCGCACCACTTGACGGTCCGCTCAGCATCAGCGAAGTGCTGGTCAGTTTCCAACTTGCGGTTGATCCCGGCGAAGACCGCCAGCGCGTGTTCACGGTACTCAGCAAGGTTGCTGGCTGAAACGCGGCCGGTGACCTCAATGCGCAGCGCGGGCATCGTCTCAGGCGTGCGGCCGACCGGCTTGGCTTCAGTTACCATTGGCACGTACTCGTCGAGATCTTTGGCGAACTGTGCCCAGCCTGCGCGGATACGCTCAAACCATTCCGGATCAGGCCTGACCTCCATGCTGACCATGTTCGATTCGGTGCCGTCCGAACACGTGAAAATGAGGCGCTCGGCTCCGGTGACCATCAGGACTTGCTGCGCTTGCGGCATGTGCTCTTCGGGCAACTCACCAAACTCGATCGACTCGTAGAGCGTCTGATTGAACTGCTTGTGTTCCCAGGCGGTCACTTCGCTCATGACCAGTCCGTCGCAGGAAGCTGACATCACACCGATCGACATCGTGACCGGATAGAGGTCTTCGCCGATCTGCTCTTCGATGATCGGGCGAGCGGCAGCTTCGGCCTCATGGCCCGGGTCGAGGATGTGCTCCTGTACCCAGTCGCTGAATTCCTTCGCGCTGCCGGTCTTCTTCATGTGCAAAAGCTCGGTCCGCTTGACTTTGGTCGACAAGCCCAACATCGAAGCTGCTTCACTCGCTCCGAAGTGAGTCAGTCGGAACTCCAGCCATTCAGGAGATCCCTGCACGAGGTTATGGGTGATGCGTTCGGTCATTTCTCGCTCCATGAGTCAATCGTTTCGCGCTGTTCGGACGTTAGAGTTGCGCCCTTGCTTTCGATGAACTTGATCATCTCTGCGGGAGTTTTGCGGCCTGTCTTGACCACCGTTTTCCAGTCGGCCATGTTCTTTTCGAACTTGGCCTGGTCGTACATCGGGCGGTCGCTCTGCTGCGTTGGGGCTGCTGCGCGCGTGGCGTTGGCCGCCGGCGTGTTCGTGCCTTTTTGGTCATCACCATCGTCAGAACCACCGCTGCCATCGTCGTCTTCACCCTTCGTCGACATACCAGTGACAGCCAGAAGCGTGTAGCGCTGTAGGTAGGTGATCGTGCTCGCAGCCTGCTGGATCTGATTCTTCTTGCCGCTGCTGTCAGGCGCACCGCTCATGGTCACTTTCTTCGAGTGACCGAGCACGTGCGTGACAATGCAGTCGACGGTGATTGATCCGTTGGCCTGGTGTATGTCCCAGTCGAAGCTAAGGCCATGCCGTGCCATCGCTGGGGCAATCGCATCAGTCACGTCCGACAGTTCGGCGTGCTTGTAGCCAACGAAATCGCCGTCCTTCGTGTTGTAGCCGACGTGCTTGCGCTTGAAGATTTCGATGGGCTCACGCTTAAATGCGGCCATCGCCTCGACAAAGGCCTTGCTGGCTTCGATAGCCTCCCAACGTTCTTTGACATCAAGGAGGCGCTGCACCTTGTCAATGTCGAAGTCTGGCCGCGAGATGCAGACCTCAATGATCGTCATCAGGGAAGCGGACGTTGTCGCAAGTGCCGTGCGCTGCGGGACCATTACCGGCTGTGCCGGACGCGCCGCAGCTTCCTCAACATCCGTGATGTCGGCCATGGTTGCGGTGCTCATGATTGGGGTGTTTCCTTCTCGATCTTCGCAAACGGGTGCTTCGTCGTGTGCGGCTTGATGTGCTTGCCAAAGTGCGAGCCGATCGAATCGGCGCTCTTGAAGGCGGCGAAGTCTTCGGCCGTGAAGTTCGCGTAGTGATACGTCGAGCCCGCGCCGGCCTTGGATTTGAAACAGATCGCGAGCGTGTTCGTTTCCGGGTCGTGCCCGATGCTGTGGATCTGGCTGGATTCGACCGGCGAAAGGTCGATCGGCGTACGGCTGATTTCGGTTGTTTCGCTCATGTCGAGCTCCTCAGATTGGTTGACATCATTTGAATTCGGATCGCCGTGTCATCGTCGCGATCCCACTGGTGTGCGATTTTGAGCAGTGCGAACACGCACAGAATCGCGATTGCGAACGCCCAGTTCGGGTGACGCTCGTAAAACTTGTCCATCTGGCGAAAGAGGTTCATGGTCATTCCATCCACGACACGCAGTCTTCGGTTTCGCACTTGCCCCAAACGTGGCCATTGGAAGCAGCCTGAGAAAGGTGCAGGCGTCCTCCGCAGGCAGGGCACTCAATTACTTCCTGCTTGCCGCGCGGCGGCTTGTTTCTCCACACTGAGACCACCGGACCGATCTTCTCCATGAGGTCGAAGCTTTGTTCAATGCGCTCGTGGCGCGCGATCGCGCTTTCAAGGCTGCGACGCTCCCACTTGTCACAGGCCGTGAGCGGCGCTTCAAGGTTGTGACCGCCGATGCACGGCTTCTTGTGACCCACCACCGCGCCGCACTTCAGTTCGCAATAGTCCTCACCGAACCGGACCGCACTCGGCTTGTAGTGCACGCAGTAATTCATGTGGAAGTCGATGCGCTTCTGGCGAATCTCTTCGGGCGTGTCTTTTCCGTGGTGGATGGTCATGACACCAGACCCCGAACGTTGGTGTAGAGGTAGACACGCGCGACGCTCGGAGGCACCCAGGCACCGCTTATCCGAACTCGCGGCACAACGCCGCGACGAACCAGAGCAGCCTTTGCAGCCTCCTGACGCCGTGCCGTACGTGCGCAAAGCATCTCGTACGACAGGTCCAGCACGCGATCTCGCATCAATGAGCGCATAGCCATGCTCCAAAAATGACGTTGACAAACTGGTCACCGAGCGCCCAGCACAGAAATGCCACAGCGAGGCAGACACAGCCGATAACGATGCAGACAATCGCCGGCAAGTCACTAGCCATCCTGAATTCGGGTTCGGTCGGTTCCACTCTCATACCCCTGTACTTCCTGCGTTCAATGACGCGTTTCATGGCCGGCGCCACGGATGAACAGAATCACCATCGCGCCAATGAATATCCAGATTGCGAGACCGACTAGCATTTCAGGCCTCATCGAAAAGACGCACGTGGCGCGGCACGTACTCCGGCTCGAACGACGCGGGTTTTTGCGAACGGCGCTTCAGCAGCCGGCCAACTTCAAGAGCGAGAGCCGCCTCAAAGATCGCGAAAACTGCGAGCGCTGCGATTACGGTGGGATGCATGGCGACCTCACTGCAAACAGATGCGCGAGTAGTCCGTCTCCCGCGCGATTTTCCATTCCTTCTTGAGCGGGTTCTTTTCCCAAGGATTCAGGCAGACCAGCTCAAGCATCTTTGTGGCGAACAACTGGATCTCCCAGTGACGCTTGGATTCGAAGATCTTCACGACTTCGGCTCCCAATCCAGAAACACGCCACAGCACATTGGGCGGTGTTCGAATCCGCGATCGAACTGCTCAAGGTCGGCGGCGCACAGATCAACCCGGCCACCGGCGTCAACTACGCCATCTCGCCATCCATGAAGAATCTGCCCGAGGGTGTCGTGCTCGTGCTCGGTCTTGGCGTTATTCACGGCGTCGACGAGCTTCATGTGCTTTTCGTGAAGGCTCACGACTCGCTCCTTGCTACACGTCCAAACACCAGCTGCGTAACCGATGGCAGCTCGACTTCGTCATCCGGCGTCGGTGTCCACGTCAAACCGATATCTTCAAACGCGCTGAGATCGGCGTAGCGCTGAACTGGACCGGCTTTCCACGTCACGCTGCCATTCGGTCGAAGCACGCCGGGGAATTCGTTTCCGTCTTCGTCGCGAACTATTCCTGAGCGCATGTCGGCCCCCGATGAGAACTACGAAATAATCGAATTACTGAATAATCAATCTGCGGACGGCACGCGCGCGACAATCGTTGTCGCCCTTGTGGCCGTTGCCCTGGGTGCCATTGCCGAAGCCCTGAAACCAGGCGTACGCGCCGTTGAACTCGTACGTCTCGTTCGACCAGTACCAGTCCTTGTCGAAGTGGCTCTTCGCGTGGTGGTAGAGCATCTGCAGCTCGATTCGCGAAGGCAGGTCGCCGCCGGCAGCTGCAGCGAATTCCATCGCGTCTTTCCACGTGCAATCCGGCTTGGTTTCCGGAAGCAGAACCACGTGATGGCCGCGGCCGTCCGGGCTGAAAACTGCGCCCGCATAGACTTCGCCTTCATTCAAGGCCGGGATGGAAAACTGCAATGTCTGGGTCGTGCTCATGTTGGTCTCCAGTGGGTTACGTGCTGCTCGATGGATTCCATCTTAGGCGGGCCTAAACATGAGGTCAAGCAGAATTTTAGGCCGACCTTAAACTATTTTGGCTACGAACCGCCGTCCATGTGGATCTTTATAAGCTCGACGCTTAGTAGCAGAAGGGGTTCGAGAAGATAGAGAGCGTTCTCGCTGGTGGCTTTCGCCAGTCCATATTCGAGAAGTCCGCTCTGGTGGAGATCAACATAGACGTGCGCGCCCGTATCGGTGAAGCGCTCGACCGGCGCGACCTTCGACCTACCATTGCGGTAGGCTGCGAGATCAAAAACGTTATTCGGTACCGGTCCCCCGCTTTGCGGCGTGCCGTCCATTTTTTATCTTAACCATTTTTGTGTGGTGCTGATCGCCCTGGACAGGCGTGCGCGTGCCCGCGCGAATCATCCACGCGATCGCATTTAGCAGGTCGTCTGAAAGGCCCTCGTCAGCTATCGCTTTGGTTATTTGCTGCTTCAATTCTTCTGCGGTGGCTGTGTTTGTACGTTGTACGCCGTCGCCCGCAAACGATAAATCAGGGTTAACTTTCCCTTCAGAGGCATCTTTTCCCGCCGTTAACCTTCCCCTCATAGGGCCATGCCCGGTGACGATCCATCGGGGGTTTACGCCAAGTTCATCGCACGCCTTGAAAAGGTTCTCGGCAGTGATGTTGGCGGCAGGCGTGATGTTGCCAGCACCGATCCAAGCGGAAACGGTCGGCGCCTTGATGCCTATCTTGTTGGCGAAAGCGTTCGGGGTATGTGGGCTGTCCTCGATCGCCTTCGCCATCCGTTCATTCCAATTTTTCATTAGGCGAGCCTAAACGAAATAGTTTTAGGTGTACCTTGCACTTTTCTATTAGGTCGGCCTAAAATGAAGGCTAGACATTCAGGAAGGTGAAATGGACATTGACCCCAACATCGTGATTGACCGACTTGGCGGCACAACCGCAGTCGCGAAGATCTGCGACGTGAAGCCGCCTTCAGTGCATGAATGGCGCTCGGCCGGTATCCCGAAAGCTCGCCTCCAGTATTTGCGTTTGGCTTATCCCGACGCTTTTGCTCCGGTCTCGGCCGAAGCAGAAGAATCCAGCGAGAAGGTGGTCTAGATGGGCGCCTCTCGCCAAACAGTGGTCTCCAAGCGGTCCCCCGGCCGCTAGGTTTTGCCCGCGCTTAGGTGCGGGCTTTTTTATGCGCAGGCCGTTCGCGTCGAAGTGACTCGAGCGGTTGCAGTCAGTGGCGAGTGTTTGGGCGTTTTCCATAGCCGAATACTCGCTTTTTTTGGCACCTGGACCCTACTCAACTGTACTCAAAGAACATGAGCGCGTTTGAACAACAAGAACTAGCACTTGCCCGGAGAGCCCCGCCGCTAGCGGTTCCCGTGGAACAGGTGATGCGGAAAAAGTCACTCCTTGGGGCTGTCAACCTTTGTATCGAACTGTCCGGACTTGAGGACAAGGAGATCTACATGGACCTTGCTATCGATGCCGGGCACTTCTCGAATCTGCGCAAAGGGAAGGGGCATTTCCCGACCGACAAGATCGAGCAGTTGATGGATATGTGCGGCAATGAAGCACCGCTGATCTGGCTGGCGACACGCCGCGGTTATGCGCTGATGCTGGTCAAGTCCGAAGCTGAGAGGCGGGCCGAAGAGCTGGCTACGGAACTCAAGCAGGAACGGCAGCGGCGCCAGTGGGCCGAGAGCATCCTTGCGGGCCGCGCGACGTCATGACAGGACCCGACCAAATTTCCGAAGACGAGGCACGCGAGGCTCGTATCGAGCAGCTCGGCGCCTCGATGGTTTTGTCGTCCGATCTGACCGAACGTGCCCGACTCTGGCGCGAATTGAAAACCGAGATCGCTGCACGCTCGCCGGCGCAAATCCGGTTGATGGAGCGAGCTAAGGGACTGGCATGAGAACCGCCCTCAAGCAGGCGCTTATGTGGGCGCACAACCATCACTTGGCGCCTGCGTTCGTCTTGACGTGGGCCTTCAAGAAGTTCGATCTGAAGGGAAATTGAATGTCGGACTGGATCAAGATGCGAAGCGGTCTGCTCACCAATCCGAAGGTGATCCGCATGTCTCGTCTGCTCGCGACGAACCGGCTTTTTATCGCCTGGTGGACGCGCGGGACTGTCGCTGAGTGCCAAGAGAGTGTCTACGAAATATGTGACGTCACAGTCGTCACACGTGTGACGGTCGGTTCGTTACTTTCCGTTTGGTCTGCGGTAAATGACTGCGCTTCTGGTGACGGTCTGGTGAAAGGAATCTCGCTTTTTGAGGTCGATGAAATGGCCGGAGTACCGGGTTTTGGTGACGCCATGTTGGCGGTCGGATGGGTTGAAGAGACTCGAGGCGGCCTGATTTTCCCGAACTTCGAAGAGCACAACACTGTCGGGAAAGACCGGTCCAGCAAGGCAAAGACGGGTGCTGAACGGACGAAAGAATGGCGTCAGCGCAGATTCTCAGAAGACGTCACGCGTGACGAAAGGAGTGACGTTTCCGGTGACGGTCACGGTGACGTCACGGTGACGTCACAGCGTGACCACAGAGAAGAGAAGAAGAGAGAAGAGAAGAAAGATAAAACCAATAGCGATTCGAAGCCGAAATTCTCGTTACCGGAATGGGTGCCGGCTGGAGCATGGGCCGATTTTGAGCAGATGCGGGTGAAGCTCAAAAAGCCGATGACGGACCGAGCCAGGGCGCTGGCCCTCACAAAACTTGAAACGCTGAAGGGTGAAGGCCATGAACCGGCCGCGGTGATCGAGCAAACGATCGAGCATTCGTGGGACACGTTCTATCCCATCAAATCGAAACACAACGGACGGGGCGGCGATCTGCTTGACGCTCGCTTTGCCAACTAGGGGACGGCCATGAACTGGAACGAAATCTCTATTCGGCTCGCGACCGAAGCCGAAGCGATCGCAGGGATGCTTCTCCCGAACGGCAAGCGCCAAGGCCCGGAGTGGGTGGTTGGCAGTACCGGCGGTGAGGCAGGCGAATCGCTCAAGGTGCGAATCAACGGCAACAAGGCCGGAATCTGGCGCGACTTCTCGGCTGGCGTTGGGGGCGACCTGATCGACCTGTGGGCCGCGACGCGGGCGCTGAGTCTCAAGGAAGCCTTCGAAGCGGCCCGAGACTATCTCGGCATCGTTGAGCCGAAGATGACCACGCCAAAACGCGCCTACGTTCGCCCGCCGAAGCCGCCGCGCGCTAAGCCGGCGGGCCGCGTGCTCGAGTACCTAACCGGTGAACGAAAACTCACGCTCGAGACGATCCAAGCTTTCAAGATCTGCGCGACGAAAGAGAATGACGCGATCATTTTTCCGTTCTTCCGCGACGGGGAACTGGTCAACACGAAGCACCTGAAGCTCGATCGTGATTCTGGTGGCAAAAAAACGACCTGGCAGGCGCCCGACGCGGAACCGTGTCTCTTCGGCTGGGAACTGGTGCGTGAGGACGTCAAGGCGGTTCTGATCGTCGAGGGCGAGATCGATGCCATGAGCCTGTACCAGTACGGGTTCGATGCGCTATCCGTGAACCAGGGCGCCGGCAATCACCAGTGGATCGACAGCGACTTCGATCGGCTTGAGCGGTTTCAGGAGATTTTCCTGTGGTTCGACAACGATGATGCCGGCAAGAAGGGAGTTCGGGAGGTTGCCGGTCGGCTGGGACTGGATCGCTGTCGGATCGTCGAATACCGGCTTAAGGATGCGAACGAGGCTCTGCAGCAGGGCGTACCGATTGAGGAAATCACGGCGGCCATCGCCGCGGCGAAGCGCATTGAGCCGGCTGACCTTCGGACGCCTGAAGCGTACCTCGACCAAGTGCTGTCGCTGTTCCTCGACAACCCGCTCGAGCTGGCTGGCGCCGCGCTTCCGTGGCCGGCATGGCAGAACCGCGTGCGTCTGCGCGAGGCGGAACTGTCGATCTGGACCGGGATTAACGGGCATGGCAAGAGCGATGTACTCGGGCAGGTCATTCTCGACATGATCAAGCAGGGCGAGCGCGCGTGCATTTTCTCGGGCGAAACGAAGCCGTCGATGCTGCTTTACCGGATGGTGGTGCAGGCATGCGCCACATCGCATCCGACAGAGGCATTCATCCGGGCCGCGAATGCTTGGCTGAATGGTGCTCTGTGGGTCTATGACCACGTGGGCAGCGTTGACCAAAGCAAGCTTTTCGAGGCCTTCCGTTACGCCGCCAAGCGTTACCGCGTGACGCACTTCGTCATCGACTCGCTCATGAAATGCGGGATCGCAGAGGACGATTACAAGGCGCAGAAGGATTTTGTCGATCGGCTGTGCGACTTCAAGAACGAGTTCAACGCACATGTGCATCTGGTCGCTCATGCCCGGAAAGGCGAGGACGAACACAAGGCACCCGGCAAGCTGGACGTCAAGGGTACCGGAGCGATCTCTGACCTGGCCGACAACGTGTTCACCGTCTGGCGCAACAAGCGCAAGGAGCTTGACGGGGAAGGGCGAGGCGAGGAAGAGGACAGCCGGATCTATTGCAACAAGCAGCGCGCTACGGGCTATGAAGGCGCGCTGCGTCTGTGGTTCGACTCCAACAGCCGGCACTTCACGCAGCGCGCGGGATGGCGCGTGAAGCCGTATTTCCACTTCTCTGAACTCGAGGAGCAAACGGCATGAACGCCATCGTTACCGAATTCGACGCGCCGGCCGTTCCTGTTGAGATCGGCGCGCGCAACATTCTTGCGCTTGATCTCGGCACGCAACTTGGCTGGTCGACTCGAGACGAGAACGGGCGCATCCGTCACGGCTCAGTGAGCTTCCACGCGAAGAAGAACGACGGGCCGGGCCAACGCTGGTTGCGCTTTACGGCGCACCTGTCGGCGCTGAAGCGCGAGGTCGGCGAGTTTCACGTCTGCTACTACGAAGAAGTCATGGCGCACGGCACGCGGGACAACCCGAACGTTCTTGCATCCCACGTCTACGGCGGCTTTCTAGCGCAAGTGCAGATTTTCTGCGACGTGAACCGCATCCGGCTTGAGCCGGTAAGCGTCGGCACTGTGAAGAAAAGCTGGACCGGCAAGGGCAATTCGAACAAGGAAGCGATGGTTGCCGAGGGATGGCGCCGCGGGTTCCGGCCGGCAGACGATAACGCGGCTGATGCTCTGGCCATCCTTCATCTTGCAATGTCTCGGGAGATTGTGTGATGACGAAACTATGGGTCGAGTGGACGACCACCGAAATTCGCATCCTCAAGGAAATCTGGGCTGACCAGCGGCCGATCAAGACGAACGCGGATCGTCTCCCTAGGCACGGTCTGCGCGCGATCCTAGTCAAGGGCCAGTCTTTGAAGTTGCCGCCGCGGCTCAGCGTTAAATCGGAATACTCGGCGGCGTTCGCCGTACTGAAGCAAGCGCTGGAGCAGACACCTGACCACGCGAAGAATCTCGTACTGCGGACCGGAATTTCCCGGCGGCACGTTACGGATTTCCTGAAGTTGATGCACAGCGACGGGCGAACGCACATCACCGGGTGGCGCAAGACGGCCCGAAACGGTCCGCCGTTTCCGATCTATGCATGGGGTGAAGGGGATGACGTGCCCAAGCCCGAGCCGGCTGCCGTGCGAAACAAGATTCGCAGAAAAGACCTGCCGCGCGCCGGCGTGAACCCCTTCCGGCAGATGGTGGCGTCCGCACGCAACAACGAGATGGAGGCTGCATGAAGCGAATAACCAAAGACATGGTTATGCGTGGCGGCTGGCGGTACTGCTGCGTCTGCAAGCGTCTCGGGCCGCGCGTGAAGGCGCACTGGGAGCACGAAGGGCGAGAGTACTGCGACGCGCACAAGCCCAGTCACACACCTGTTCTAGCGACACGGGAGGTACGCGTATGAACTGCAGGCAAGGCGATCGTGCCATCGTTGTCCGACTGTTTCCCTGTATTGACGAGATCCGTAAGGCGCTTGAGCGGGATGTCTTGGGTCGAGTCGTGAGATGCGTTGTGCTCACCACTGGACCGACCGGGATGCCGGTTTGGTCCATCGGCGAGATTATCACCATCGACATGGGCTTCATGACTTACAAGGTAGAAGGCATAGAAGACTGCCTGTTACAGCCGATTCGCGGTCTTCCAATAACCGATGACCTGGCAGATGAGGTGGTGGCGTGAGCACCACGCGCCTCTACAAGGAATTCGTTTTGAACGGCCCGGCCGTATGGCAGCTCGTCAAGGAACTCATCAAGGAGCACGCCAGAGCGTTTATCGAACGCGGTACGCCATTGCGGCTGGTGATAACGACCGAGGAACGGCGGCGCACCACGGAAGCGAATGGATTTTACTGGGGCGTCGTACTGCGCGCGATATCGGAGCAGGCTTGGGTGAACGATCGGCAGTTCAATCCGGACACCTGGCACGAGTACTACGCAAATCTCTACTGCCCGCGCACGGAAGTGACGTTGCCGACCGGCGAACTGTTCAGCCGGCGAAAATCCACGTCGGAGATGACGCAGAAGGAATTCACGGACTACGTGACCCGGGTGCAGGCAAACGCTGCTACCGAACACGCCGTGCAATTTGAGGAGACGTTCTGAAATGCTCAACACACATGAAATCCGCGCGGCCGCCGAGGCTGAGCTGCGACAAGAAGCTTTCCAACGCGCGGTCGAGGTAGAGACGGAACGATTGAGACTGCGCAAACCCTGGTGGCGAAAGCTGCTGTCAATCCGTATCACCATTCACTGGAGCAAATGAGCATGGACAACGTTACCGAACTTCAAGAGCGCGGGCTGTCGGTTCGCGAACAGGCCGAGCTGGAGGTAAAGCAGGAGCAGGCCAAGAAAGGCAAGGAAGCGCTGAAGATCAAGCTGCGTGCGCTGGTCGCGGCGGAAAGCGTGGTCGCTAACCTCAAGCGCGAGATCGACGACCTTGAGGCGAGCATCGCCGATGGCTCTTTCTGAACCGCGCGTCTTGTCGTTGCCGCACCGCATCTGGTTTGCGGGGTGGCATTCGACCTTGCCAGCCCTACAGCAGGCCGGATGGGAACTATCGGCCGAGCAGGACTTCAACTGGCTCTCGGTTCGGATAGCCATGAGGCATAGGGATTTCGGACTTCACGCAGTTACCGAGAAGGTTGATTGCCGATTCTTCGATCGCCACGAGTACGGGCGGACGTTCGACTTTCGGGTGGTGTTTATGGCGAACGACCTGAAGATCCAGATCATGAATGACAACTTTTCTGCTTTCTCGCCGATTGACGCAATGCCTCAGTTCCTCAACACAGAAATCAAAAGTATTGAGGACTTCGGAATCTTCGCTACGCCTCTAGCGCGCACCGAAGAAATCATCGTCGAGCCGGAAACAGTGATGTCGATGCTGGAAAAGATCAAGTCCATGCAGTCTCCTGAGCAGGCGGCGATCCGTGAGCGCAATCGGTCAAGGGAGCGCCGACAAGGAGAACCGATTCAGCGGCAACAGTTTCACGCTCAGATTCTGAGCATTGCAGCGTAGTGCAGTACCCACCCAAGGAGAAGGAAATGACAACGCCATATGCGCCGCACCAGCAGCGCGTGCTTGACGAAAAGGCCGAACTGGACGTGAAGATAAGCAAACTGGCTGACTTCGCCAAAGCGGAGAACGCCGTCTTCCAAGGATTGCCCAACGCAGAAGCCGGGCGGCTCATCTATCAGCTGTCGGTGATGCGCGAGTACTCCAAGGTGCTTGGCGAGCGCATCGCCGCGTTCTAACCCATACCCCGCGAGAGCAAGTGCTTGGGGCAGCGGAAATAGCGCATAAGACCCCGGGCGGATAACCATGGAGAGAGCAATGCGCATCCGAATCCGAGACGTAATCATACTGGCCGTAGGTGCCGCATTGTTCTACGGCGGCTATCGCTATGAGGCCAACGCCATCCAGCAAACCTGCGAGGCCGACGACGGCCACACGGTGCTCAACGGCACCGAGTACTTGTGCCTCTCGCAGCGCCAGATCGAGATCATGAAGGCCAACCGGCAGAGGGATGCGTGATGGGACCAGAAAATGCATTAATGCGCCGCCAAGGCGGCATGTTCGTCTCGTGCGAAGGATGCGGCACGCTGCAGCAATGTGCCATGCAGGGGAACTGTTACCGCAACGCATGGCAGCAATACAGCCAAGGCAGCTATCAGCCCGAGCACAACCAGATTGCAGCCGCGCCCAGCTTTCAGCAAATGGCAGAAGCCACGCCGCGCTTCGACCGCGAGATAGAACGTGTCGGAGGGTATCCCTGTGCGGCAGACCAGGAAGGGATGACGGTCAGCGATTGTTATTTCGGCAACGACACACACGGCATTTTCATCCCCGGATATCGCCTTTGGCAGCCCGAGGAGGGAAGTGCGGACAGCGACGGCGGGGAATGTGATTAGGAGCGGTTGATGGAAACGAAATTCTGCAAGGACTGCAAACACATGTCCCTTGGGCATTGCATGTCGCGATGGCAAGGGACCGCGATGTGTCATCACCCGTTGGCGCCCGTCGATCCGGTGTTCGGCGAGAAGAACGGCACGTGCGACCTGATGCGGTCGACGAACTGCCTCATCGAGCACTGTGGCGCTGACGGCCTGTGGTTTGAGCAGGCACCGCCGGCAGAACCCGCTGGACAGTGGGTGCCAGCGCCAGAGCCCGAGCCGGCTGAGCAACTTGGCTTCTGGGAAAGCCTCTTCGACTCTCTGCGGTGGTGGCCATGAGCTACGGCGACCCTTTCCAGTCAATAGAAACCGCTCGCGCGGCGATGACACCCGAGCAGTGGTATCGCTTCGAAGCCGAATTCGAGCACTTCAAGGTACAGAAAGGTTGCGAGATCGGCATCGTGTCCAGGAGTGAGCAGGCCTGGGCGCGCTGGGCGGCTTTGCACCTGTGGATGAAGGTCCACGGCGAAGGCGGTGCACGATGAAGCTTTGCAAAGACTGTCGCCACTACGAGGCTGCTCACAACTGCGACGGCGGGACCCTGCTGCCGGGACTTTTCATGCACTTCCCGGCAACGTGTGGCCGCGAAATTACTCCGGTGGTGATTAGCCCGATCGACGGTAGCGAGCGGGGCGGCCTCCGGGCCGATTGCTCGAAGATGCGCGCTGACGAGCTGAAGTGTGGATTGTCTGGACATCTGTTCGAACCCGCCAACCTCGACGGTCGGCTTGCGATGCTGGAGGAGCCTCGTGCAATCAAAGAATAAAGCGTCGCCACGAATGGCCGAACGGGTTCATATCCAGCGAGTCAAGGAGCTTTCCTGCGGCGTCTGCGGTGCATCTGGCCCGAGCGAGTGCCACGAGATCAAGCAGGGAAGCTGGTTCACATCCCTGCCGCTTTGCGCCGACTGTCACCGCGGCGGCCGCAATGGGATTCACGGAGAAAAGATGATGTGGAAGGTGATGAAACTGGACGAAATTGACGTTTTGAACTCGACCATCGAGCGTCTTTACGGTGGCGGCCGGTGAAGGACGATGAGGAAAAGCTCTGGGAGAAAGGCGATCCGCTGCGGATCCTGATTTCCAGAGAATCGAAAACCTGCAAAGGGTGTGCTTTCCTCAAAACTGACAAACTTTTCAACACCACGGCGGTGGCATGTACCAAGCGCAGGCGCAAGGCAGAACTGAGTATCGAGAAAATGAAACGGTGCGACGGATACACGGACGGGAGCGGGAAGACATGACAACGCCTGAATATGACGAGATCGACGAGGCTCTTTACGCCTGGTATAAATGGTCCAGCGGCTATCAGGAAGTCCACGAGCACGCCAATGCCGATTCCACCTGCAGGGATTTCCAGACCAGCCGCCAGTGGATGGACCACGGTGAGCTGTCCGACCTGGTTGACTACGAAATCCGGAAGAGCACCGCGCTTCTGGTAGACCCGATAATCTCGAAGCTGGGGCTACGCCACCGCATCGCAGTCAACAACGCAATGAGGAATATGGACGTTGGATATACGGTCTGGAAGAGCCGCTCGCACCCCGACACACAGGAGGAAGACTACCGCGAAGCCAAGGCCATCATGAGGCCAAAGCTAATTGTGGCGGGGGTTGTAAACCCCAGGAAAGTGGATTAGAATCCGTTTCCGAAGTGTCACTAGTCACGCCCATACAAAGCGCGCAACCCGAAACGGTGCGCGCTTTTTTGCGTTTACGCGTACTGCTGCCGGACAGAAAACCGGTCACCGGTCACTGGTCCTGTGCACGGACAACGAGTCTCCTCTCGTCGACCCTTCGTCGAGATTGCGCCCGCTCCGGGAAACCGGCCGCGGGCTTTTTTATTTCGCGGTGCGCCTATGACCACGAACGACTGGCGGGCCCGATACCGAAATCCATGGAGAACGCGCCCACACCTGTTTATGTGGCGCGGCCAGTGGTATTGCGAGGGCCAAGGCTGGACGGCTTACGGCGCAACGTATCTCGAAGCACATGAGCGATGGAAAGCCCGCCCACCGCTTAACGACCCCCGGGCAAAACTCAGGAGATTGTGATGGCTAAAGGCAGCGGGATTTTCCACCAGCCGGCTAAAGGTGTTCAGCCGATGAGCAAGGGCACCAGCGCCCCGCAAAATACCAGCGTGGGCAGCGGCTCGCGCCCGACCAAATCGAAGTTCGAGATCAAGACCAGCGCGCCGGCCGACGCTCAGACGCTCGGTGGGCGCAAGACGAAGGGCGCGCTGTCGTAATGACCAGCCGCATCAAGGTCGAGCGTCTGTCGCCGGCACTGAAGGCTGAAGTAGAACGCCTTTGGGAAGTCTACAGGCAGGACACCGGCTTTATGACGTTCGATGAGTGGATCATCGCCACCCAGACTGAACCCGGGCGCAAGGCTGTCGCGCTAGCTGCTGCAGACACGTTTGATGCCGCTGCTGTGGCTAGCGCGATGGACCGGTCGTCAGTGTTTAGCGTTGAACGCTAGATGAGCATTCCCGAGCAAAACATGAACACCAGGAAACAGGTTTCGGCTAAAGCTGAACAAAAACTGATGGTGTTCGCACAGGAATACATCATCAACGGTGGCAACGGAGCGCAGGCAGCCGTCAAGGCAGGCTGGAGCGCAAAGACTGCCGCGCAGGCAGCAACACGAGCGTTAAAGAATGATTACGTTCAGGACGTGCTTAAGAAACACCGGCAACGCCTCGCCGATGAACTGGCAGAGAAACACGGCCTGACTATCGACCGCATCCTCGGTGAGCTGCGCCGGCTAGCCTTGAGCGACGTGCGCAAACTGTTCAACGCAGACGGCAGCATGAAGCCACTGCACGAGATGGACGACGACACTGCAGCGATGGTGGCGGCGATCGATGTGCAGGATATCGTGATCGGCGACAAGCAGATCGGCCAGATCAAGAAGATCAAGCTGTGGGACAAGAACAGCGCGCTGGACAAGGCCATGAAGCATCTGGGCCTGTTCGAGCGCGACAACGAGCAGGGCAAGGGGCAGTTCAACCTGACTGTCAGCTCGGACGACGCGGATGTCCTATAAGCCGACGCCTAAGCAGTCGGAGGCGTTGAGGACGATTGGCTGTGACGCGCTGCATATCCTGCTTGAGGGCGGGAGCCGTAGCGGCAAGACGTTCATAGCCTGCCGTGCAGTGGTTGTGAGAGCGCTGGCGGCCACCGCATCAAGGCACGCGATATTCCGGTTCCGGTTCAGCCACGCCAAGGCGTCTGTCGGGCTGGATACTTTGCCGAAGGTGTTCAAGGTCTGCTTTCCGAAAGTCGAATATCACCTGGACAAGACGGACTGGGTATTCCGGCTGCCCAACGGCTCTGAGATCTGGATTGGCGGTCTCGACGACAAGGATCGGGTCGAGAAGGTACTCGGTCTGGAGTTCGCCACGATCTATCTGAACGAGTGCAGCCAGATCCCGTATTCGTCGCGCAACATGGCTGTGACACGGCTCGCGCAGCTCTGCAAGCACAGCGTGGGCGGTACCGAGAAAGAGCTACGTCTGAAGATGCTGTACGACTGCAACCCGCCATCGCAGGCGCATTGGACGTATCAGATATGGCACCGCGGCATCGATCCGGACTCAAAGCAGCCGATCGACGGCCGGCAGTACGCCAAGATCCTGATGAACCCGAAGGACAACGAGCAGAACCTCGCCAACGGTTATCTGGAGTCGCTTGAGAAGCTTCCCGCGCGGATGCGCTTGCGCTTCCTCGAAGGCAAGTACGGTGATGTGACTGAGAATGCGCTATGGAACATCGAGCGCATCGAGCAGCAGCGGGTCGAAGAAGTGCCGGACATGCAGCGCATCGTCGTGGCTGTCGATCCGTCCGGCGCCGACGACACGGACAATGAAGGCAACGACGAGATCGGCATATCTGTCGTGGGGCTCGGTGTGGACGGTTACGGCTACATGCTGGAAGACCTTACGATCAAGGCCGGGCCGGCCGGTTGGGGCAAGGTGGTGGCATCAGCCTACGACCGGCATCAGGCCGACATCATCGTAGGCGAGACGAATTTCGGTGGCGCGATGGTCAAGTTTGTCGTGCAGACAGCCAAGCCCGGTGCGCCGTTCAAGATGGTCAACGCATCGCGCGGCAAGGTCGTTCGGGCCGAGCCCATCAGCGCACTCACGGAGCAGGGAAAGATCAGGTTCGTCGGGCGTTTCAACGAGCTCGAGGAAGAGTTATGCGCGTTCACGACGACTGGATACATCGGCGGCGGCTCTCCGAACCGTGGTGACGCGTTTGTGTGGGGCATGAGTGAACTGTTCCCGGGTCTCACGAAACCGCCGAAGAAGCCTCGCGAGTTCAAGCGCTCGGTCGTACAGATGGGCGGCGGTGGTAATGGATGGCTTGGCGTGTGAGGTTTATTCGCCAAACGCCCGCGAGCCACAAGCAAGGATATTCCTCCAACCAATGCGATATCGATCTTTTCGTTTCTGGTCGCCGGTTTTGGGCTGCCACGCGGAGCGTCTCTCCATGTTCGACACAAAGGGCGGTGAGTTTTTCGTGGTGCTGCCATTAAGTGGCACGTCGAAACAGAACCGCATGGACAAGCAGAAGGCGCTCGACGCGATAGCGGATGCGATCGAGGGCGGCAAGCAACCTGGAGTGGTGATCGTATGAAGACGGACGGTATTGAATTGCCCAGCGTAGGCGTCATGGGGGCGCGATTTGTCGACGGTATGCGCGAATGCTGGGCCTATGACGTCGGTCAGGACACGCTCATTGCGCGATATGACACAGTGATCGATGGCATGCAGAGAGTCGTGTGGGCGCAGCCTTTCGTCTCTTTGGTACCAGGTTTTGGCAATGGCGCGAAAGACACGCGTGGCCGAACTGTAAATGAGTGGCTCGATCAGGAGCGAGACGTCGCCAAGGCCGTTTTCGAAGCCGACGAACGGGCTGCGCAAAAGAGTTCAGCTGAAGTTCGTCGACTGACGACGGTGCGGAATGGCTGACAACGACGAAGGCGTAGGCCTCCCCTCCGACGTTCCGGGTTACAGCAAGAAGTACAGCCCGAACATCGAGCCGCCGCCGAACACGAAGAGCCCGGACAAATCGGCTGCCGAGAAGAGGAAGGATACGCTCGCCCGCCAGAAGGAAGACCTGAAAGTACTGGAGACGGCACGTAAGCGATTCAGGCGATCGCAGGATGCCGAGTCAGAGAACCGGAAGGCGGCGCATGAAGATCTGAAGTTTCTGGCCGGCGATCAGTGGCCTGACGACGTGAAGCAGCAGCGCGCGAACGACAAGCGCCCGTGTCTCACGATCAACGAACTGCCGACGCTTGTACACCAGGTGAGCAACGATATCCGGCAGAACCGCCCAGATATCGCTATCAGCCCGGTCGGCGAGGTTTCTGACCGTGAGGGCGCGAAGGCTTACGCCGGCATGATCCGCGCAATCCAGCGCCAGTGCGAAGCCGATATTGCGTACGACACCGCGGTAACGAGCGCGGTCAATATCGGCTTCGGCTACTGGCGGATCATCACCGAGTATGAGAACGAGAAGTCACTGAATCAGGTGATCCGGGTTCAGCGCATCCGCAATCCATTTAGAGTCTATCCAGACCCTGAACGGCAGGAGCCAGACGGCAGCGACATGTCGTACTGCTTCGTGACGGATGTGATCTCTCGCGAGGAATACAAGGACAAGTATCCCGGCGGTGATCAGCTTGGCTGGACCGAGCGCGCGCAGGGCGACGAGATGGCGCTGTGGGTGCAGAAAGACTTTGTGCGCATCGCCGAGTACTGGACGCTCGAGCATGAGATGAAGCGGCTCGTTCAATTGTCAAACGGGCATATCGGTTTCTGGGAAGACCTCGACGAAGAACTGAAGAAGCAGGTCGATGAGGGCGAAGTCGAGATCCTGAAAGAGCGCGAGTCGGAAATTCAGAAGGTTGTGTTCCGCCGCATCACAGGTCTTCAGGTGCTGGAAAAGAAGGAATGGCCGGGCCGCTGGATTCCGATCGTGGAAGTGGTGGGAGAAGAACTGGATGTGTCCGGAAAACTGGTGCGCAGCGGAATCATCCGCCATGCCAAAGATCCGCAGCGCATGCTGAATTACTGGAATACGGCCAAGACCGAGTTCATCGCGTTGGCTCCCAAGTCACCTTGGGTGATGGCGGAAGGCCAGAAGGAAGGTCATGAGTTCGAGTGGGACAACGCGCACCAGAAGGCGATGTCGGTGCTGGAATACAACCCGGTCGAACTGCCTGGCGGCCAGCCGGCACCGCCACCGCAACGTCAGCCGATGGCCGGTGTGCCTCAGGGCGTCGTAGAGGCAGAGCAGACCGCGCAGCAGCATATTCTGGCGACAACAGGCGTTCGTTATAACGCTACGTCGTCGGACATGCTCTACGACGAGTCAGGGAAAGCGCTGCACGAGATCCGTCGCAACACCGACGTCGGGTCATTTCACTTCATGGATAACTTCTGCCGGTCGCTGCGCCATACCGGCCGCATCTTCGTGGACCTCATTCCGAAGGTGTACGACGTGCGTCGCGTGGTGACGATCCTGCGCGAAGACGATACGGAAGAGCAGGTCACGCTCGATCCAGAACTCGGCAAGCCGTTCGTGAAGAACCAGCAAGCCAAGGATCGTGTCGCGCGCACGATATTCGATCCGACGATCGGCGAGTACGGCGTGACGGTGACGACAGGCCCGAGCTATGCAACCAAGCGTGTCGAGGCGGTCGAGCAGCTCATGCGGTTCGCCAAGGCGCTACCGCAGCAAGGAGCGCTCATTGCCCATCTGATCGCAAAGTACAGCGACTGGCCGGGCGCCGACGAGGCTTATCGCCTGTTGCAGAAAGCACTGCCGCCGCAACTCCAGGCGCCGGACATGAAGGATGTCCCGCCGCAGGCCGCGGCGATGATCCAGTCGCTGATGGGCCAGCTTCGCCAGATGACAGTGGAGAAGGTTCAGATGTTGAAAGACCTTACAGATCAGCGCGCCGATCGCGCAGTGAAGGTCAAGAAGATCAACGCCGACTACGAAACGAAGCTCCTGAAAATCCTCACCGATGCGAAGACCAAGCTGGTCCAGATCGGCGCGGAGGACGTTCGGCACGTTCGCGAGATCGAAACGAGCGCGTTGCCCGCTGCTGCCTCAACGGGCGGCGTGGCAGACGGCGCGCCGCAGTTTCCTCAAAACCCCGCTGCATTACCGGTGAGTCCGGTGCAGCAACCACTTACGCAGTAACCGAAGCCGGGACGGAATTGCCCGGAAACCCCAACAGGTCATGGCAACCGCATCGGCAATGCGGTTGAGCTTCCTGTTGTCTGGAGAGCCAAATGAGTGAAGTGCAAGCAGAAGCTGGTGCTGGAGAGACTGGTTCGACTGGCGGTGAATCTACCGAGCTGCCGAACACGGGAACTGGCACTACGGGTGCTGACCAAGGTGGTGAGTCTGGTCAAGGTAGCACGGCAGGCGAAGGTGGCGAAACGACAGGTGGCGAGTCGGACGGCGGTGAATCTTCCGGCGAGTCTGGAGGGGAGAGCAGTACTTCCACCGGCGAGCCGAAAGACGACGCGGTCAACAAACGCTTCAGTGCGCTGACAAAACAGCGAGATGAATCGCAGCGCCGAGAACGCGAAGCGCAAGAAAACCTGCGCCGCGCGCTCGAGGCGCTGGAGCGCGCGAATGGTGGAAAAAAGCAGGACGCAACGACTACCACGACCACTCCACCAGCAGACGACATCGGTGCCGAACCGGAACCGCCTGAGTTTATTGATCCCGAGCAGTACCAGCGGGATATGGCGGAGTACACGCGCAAGGTCACCGATCGCACGGTGAAGCTGCAATTGCGCACGGAACGGACCAATCAGGAAAGGGAAGCGGCAGAGCGGACCAATCAGGAGCGCATGCGTGAGCATGCGACCAAGTGGAGTGAGCGTCGCAGCAAGGCGCTCGACGAAATGCCTGATTACGCCGAAGTCGCCGAGAACCCTGCGCTGCACGTTACTGACACGATGGCGATTGCTATCACGTCAAGCGAGCACGGTCCGAAGATCGCCTACCACCTCGGCCAGCACCCGGAAGTAGCAGAACGAATCGCAAAGCTGCCCAACGCGTTGCAGTTGATGGAACTCGGCAAGCTCGAGGTGCAGATCACCGCACCGAAGCCGCCGAAGGTCTCGAAGGCGCCGGAGCCGATCAAGGTACAGACCGGCTCCGGAGAACCGCCGTCGAAGTCTCTCGACGAGCTTTCCATGGACGAATACGCCGCGCAGCGAAGCAAACGACATTAACCTGCGGCTTGAGAACAAGGCCCCGCCACTGAGCGGGGCTTTTTCATTTCTACGGCCGCGATTCAGGAGCTTGAGTCATGCCTAACAATACCCTGCTGACCCCGAGCATCATCTCGAAAGAGACGCTTGTGATTCTCAGCAACAATCTTGTCGCGGCCGGCAAGGTCAATCGCCAGTTTGAAAACCAGTTCGTCAAGATCGGTACGACGTTGACGATCCGCAAGCCGAACCGCTATGTTGTGTCGAGCGGCCCGGGTCTGCAGATTCAGAACTCGGTCGAACCGTCGACGAGCATCACCGTCAGCAACCAACGCCACGTCGATATCGAGTTCAGCTCTCAGGAACTGACGCTCGTGATCGAGGAATTCAGCGAGCGCTATCTGAAGCCAGCGGCCGAGCCGATCTGCAACCAGATCGACTACGACGTCATCAGCAACTGGACGCAGGTGTTTAACGAAGTCGGCACGCCGGGTACGGTACCGAGCTCGTTCGCCACCGGCATCATGCCAGTCGGGCAGGCGATGGATCTTCAGGCGGTCCCGCAGGAAGGCCGGTTCATGATCCTCGGCCCGGTGGCTTACTGGTCGCTCGCCAACGGCCTCATCAGCCTCTTCGTGCAGTCAGTGTCCGAACCGGCACTGAAGGGCTATCTGGCTCGCATCGGTAACTTCGAGATCTATCAGGATCAGAATATCCAGACGCAGACGGTGGGCGCATACGCCGGCACACCAACGGTCAACGGTGCCGGCCAGACTGGCTCGTCGCTGGTGACGAATGGATGGACCGGCACAATCGCGGACCTTCTGAACCCGGGCGACGTGTTCACGATTGCCGGCGTGTTTGCGGTGAACCCGCAGAACCGCCAGTCGACCGGCGCGTTGCAGAAGTTCGTTGTCACCGCGCAGGCCAGTTCGAGCGGTGGCGCTGCAACGCTCTCGATCTACCCGGCCATCACCACGACCGGCGCGTATCAGACCGTGACCAACTCGCCGGCCAACGGCGCGGCGATCACGGTGCTCGGTACTGCCAGCACGTCGTATCAGCAGAACCTCGCGTTCACGAAGGATGCGTTCGGTCTCGTGACTGTCCCGATGGAATTGCCCGACGGCGTCGATTTCAAGGCGCGTCAGGAATACAAGGGCATCTCGATCCGGATCATCCGCGCATACGACGTGAACAACGACGTGCTGCCGTGCCGGCTCGATGTCCTGTACGGGACAGCGTGCTACTACCCTGAACTGGCCGTCCGTCTCACGAACTGATCCTTTCGAAGCACAACCTGAAACCCCGCCTCGAGCGGGGTTTTGCATTTTAAGGAGTAAATCATGACATTCGGCACGGACAATCCACGCCAGCTCAGTGACCAGAACTCGCTGGGCACGATCCTCGGTGCAAGCCCGACCGATCCGATCGGCTTCTTTGGCATCAGCCCTGGTGTTCCTCAAGCAACTCCGGCTGGCAACACTCATACGCCGACGGTCGGTTCGACCACTACTGTCTTTGTCAATACGACCTTCGACGGTGGCGTTGGCACGACCGCCTACACAGTGGGCGACCTCGTTGCAATCCTCAAGGGCCTCGGTCTCATCAAACTGTAATCCGCTGATCCTCCCCTGCAGCGCTTCATGCTGCACCCGGCCGGCTCGCTACCGGTCGGGTTTTTGGAGTCCACATGAATATTCGAATGATGAACGACCGCATTGCGGTTCGGGAGCACAAGCCTGACGTTATCTCTGCCGGTGGCATCTACATCGGCGAACAGGTTGACGACGGGTTGGTGAAGGAAATTATCACGGGCACGGTGCTCGCGGTGGGGCCCGGTGCGCGGCTATCGAACGGTGAGCGCGACACGATGTGGGACTTGCAGCCGGGCCACACGGTGCGGTTCTCGCCGGTGATGTCTCACAAGGAAGTGATCGATGGTGAGGAAGTGCGCATCATCCGTCGCGACTCGATCATTGGGGTACAGGAATGAAGTACCTCTTGGGCCCGCTCATGCCGATGCCTATCTACCTAGCATTGTTTGTCAACGCTGAGTCGTACTTCCGGGAAACTCGCCGGCTGAAGATAAGGGGGGCGGACGAGTTTGTCTCTCGCGACGCCAATGCGTGTTGCCACTTCTTCGAGAACGATAAGAGTGGCGCGACGACCGTGATGGTCTGCATCGATCCGGAAAAGATGAAGGACAAGTCTCCGATCGAGATTGCCTCAAAGATCGTCCACGAAGCCGTGCACGTGTATCAGGAGTGCATGGAATACATAGGCGAGAGTAAGCCCGGTCGGGAATTCGAGGCGTACTCGATACAGCACATCAGCGAGCAGTTGATGAAGTCCTACGTGGAGCAGACCGCATGAAGCCCAACCAGACGATGTACCAGGTCCACGTTATGGATACCGAGGCCGGTCACGAGATCCCGATCGGTCCCGCGATGGATCTGCGAGCGCCGGTAGAGAAGTTCGCCGCGGCAACCAATGTCGCGATCGCCAAAGGGAAGATCCACGGCTGGAAGGATGCCCACGTTGTTCCGTTCGTCAAACAGACACACTAGGAGAGAGCAATGGCTTTCGCTGAATATCCCAAGGCTATGCGTCACCCGCAGTATCGGCCTGCCGTCCTGTCGAAGGACACGATTGATCCCAACACGAAGCAGACGATCAAAGCGCCTCCGGGTTCGCCTGTGCGGTTCCCGGATGTGTTCGTGCACAACGAGGATCAGGAGAAGCAATACGCGGCGCTGGGCTATCTGCCCAACGGCGTATCCGATCCGGATTCCTATCATCGGGCGATGACTGGCAACGACGAGCCGTCGGATCACAAGCACCACGAGTATCCGCGCTGGATGTATCAGGCCGACGAGGATGGCGAAGTCGCAGTGACTCTGAATCACGAAGTCATTCGCGTACGCGGCGTGCTGGTGAAGAACGAGAAGGAGCGCGAGGCGCTGCGCGGTGACTGGTACGAGATGCCGGCGGAAGCTGCTGAAGCCGCGGTCACCGAAGAGGATGCCGAAGAGACGACTGGCGAGAATGGTGATCCGGCGACGCCTAAGAACCGTGGTGGGCGTCCGCGCAAAGAGACTGTGTAATGTCAACCGCCAACGCTCTCATTATCGCGGCGTACCAGAAGATCGGTTACTACGCGCCGAATGAGACGATGACCGCGGCGGACTCGGCGCTCGGTCTTCAGCAGTTGACGATGATGCTCGACTCGTGGAGCAACCAGCCGCAGGCGTGCTTTGCAATCACCGAGAACAGCTTCCTGCTGGTCCCCGGTCAGTCGCAGTACAGCATTGGCACGACGGGCGGCGCCAACATCGTTGCAACACGGCCAATTCGGATCATTGAAGGTCCGGGAGCTGCGTACTGTCAGGACGTGAACGGCAACAACTTCTCGGTCGAGGTGGTGACGCGAGAGAAATGGAATCAGATCGGCAACCGATCGTCGCTCACAAGTTCGAACCTGCCTGACACGCTCTTCTACGACCCGCAGATGCCACTAGGTCTCATTAACCTGTGGCCACAACCGAACACCGGCGGCTACACGTTGTTCTTCGACTCGTACCTGCAACTCGCTGACCCGGCCTCACTGGTCGCGCCGTTCACGCTTCCGCCCGGATACGAGAAGGCAATACAGGACAACCTGGCTGTCGAGCTGTGGCCGTTCTGCTTTATCGGTAAGCCTCTTCCGCCGTACATCGAGAAAGCCGCTCGAGTCTCGCTGGGCACGGTCAAGCGCGCCAATAAGCGCAACAATCTCGCGCAGTTCGACAAGGAACTGAATCCCCGCGGGCAGGCTGTCTACAACCCATACACCGACTCGTATCGTTCAACCTGAGGTGCAGCATGAAGAAGACCCCTATGCAGATGCGCGGCGCGGCGAAGAAGGAAGTGAAGTCCGACGCGCGGCCGAAGATCGACAAGAAAGCGCAGCATCCAGCCTCTGCGATGGAGCGTTACGCGCAAGAGCGGGCGCAGAAGATGAAAAACATGAAGACGCCGCCGATGGTGACCGTGCTTCACGATCCTGACAGCGACGTGCACACGCTGACGCGCGCCGCTGAGATCCGTCGCAACCCGGCCCGACACAAAGCCGCCAAAACTGTGGCTAAGGCGCGGCTGCGCGATCTGGCTGACGTCGCCGAATGAAGTCTCCGATTTTCGGTGGCGAGTTCATCGGACTCACCCGGGATCTGGCCTATAACCGGGCCATCAATCTTATTCCGGAACTAGTCGATACGAAGGATGGTAAAGCCGTTGGCGCGATGTACGGAGCTCCGGGATACACGCTATTTGGCACGGTTGGCAGCGGTCCACTGCGACAGCTCTACACTGCTTCAGACGGCACGCTGTATGCGTTGAGCGGGAACGGGTTGTACAGCATCAACTCGTCAGGTTCCGGGACATTGCGGGGACAGGCATACACGTCGTCTGGAAATGTGTCACTGACCGACAATGGTGCCAACGACCAGATCTTCATGGTGGACGGCACTGCCGGATACTGCCTGAACACTTCGACCGGAGCATTTACAGTTCCATTGCCTGGCGCGCTCGACGTTACGCCATCCTCACTTGCGTATCAGGATGGCGTCGCGGTGGTGAATGATTCCGGTACTAACCAGTGGTATCAGTCGAACCTGGGAGACCTGTCAACGTGGCAGGCGTTGAACTTCTCTTCAGCGGATGCTACGCCTGACCAGATTGTCACGATGTACGACATTCACCGAGAAGTGTGGTTGTTCAAGCAGAAAGCCATTGAGGTATGGGTCAACGGGGGTCTCAATGGGTTTCTGTTCCAGAGGTTACAGGGCGTTGAAATTCCGGTTGGTTGCGCTGCGCCGGCATCGGTTGCACGCATTGGTGACAGTTTGATCTGGCTCGGTGGAGACGATCAGGGAACGGGCGTTGTCTATCAATCGTCGGTTTATCAGGCGGTGCCGATATCGACACACTTTATCGCCGAGACAATCCAGGCGATGCCTGTCATTGATGATGCAATTGGCTTCGTCGAGCAGGAAAATCAGCATTTCTTCTACTGGCTGATATTTCCGACCGGTGGCCGGACTTTCGTGTATGACTCGAGCACGCAGTTATGGCATGAGCGCGCGGCATTTTCGAATGGTCTGTTTAGTCGGCATGCGGCTAACTGTCACGCTTTTGCGTACGGCCAGCATCTGGTAGGCGATTACGCAAGCGGCAACATTTATGCGCTGAACTGGAATGTCTTCACCGACAACGGGAATGTGCACAAGTGGCTTAGGACGTGGCGAGCGCTGCCTCCCAATAAGGTATCCGAGGACGTTCTTCGGTTTGGCGCGCTTCAGATCGACATGGGGACAGGGATCAAGGTTCCTCCTGGTCTGGCACCTCAATACATGCTGCGATGGTCGGATGACGGTGGCTACAACTGGTCGAACGAAATGTGGATCAACGGCAATCAATCGGGCGCGACGAACCCGAGGATTATCTACCAGCGTCTGGGTGCAACTAAAAGAGGGGGAACCTATGACCGGATATTCGAACTGTCGGGGATTGATCCTGTGCCGATCCAGATCACCGGCGCATATGTAGACGTTTCATGACGTATCCGATCGGCGGCGGCTTTCCGAACTGGTCTGCGCCCTTCACCGATTCGAACGGCCGTCTGACTCGGGACGGCATGAATCTGCTTCAACTGCTTTTCAATCGAACAGGATCAGTCGGCGGAGATTTTCTGACCGGACAGTCGGTGCAGGGGCCGCCGGGGATATCGGTTGTGCTGGATCCGGACGAAGCGGAAGAACCGATGATGCGCGGCGGGTTGATAGTGCCCGGCGGGTGGTTTGATGAGAAGGGGAGTGGCGGCACATACGGTTTCGCCGAGAGTGTTGATTTCACGCCTAACGTTAGCACCCAGATCACTCTTTCTCAGGCTTATGGATCACAGGCCAACCTGATCGTGACGTTCGACTCCAATTTTCAGGGCGCCGATCAGTTCTCACTCAGCGGAAAGATTCTGACCTTCACCTCTGCAATTCCCGCTGGCGTAGATAAAGTCTACGTCAAGGGTTTTCTGATGCCTCAGTAGGGATCACAAATGGCTGCAAACAAGGTTGTCCGGTTTGGTCCGGTGGGCCTCACCACGTCTGCTGCAAACCTGATCAACCCGCCGACGCTAACTGGCGGCACGGGGTTGGCTGGGACGAACGTGAACGCCTACGTGATTGTGAAGCATATCCGGATCGTCAATACGGGAGCAGCCGCTGCGTCACCGTCTCTGTTTGTAGGCGGCAATGCCGGATCGGCCGCAGGAAGCAATTTCGGTTTCAACGGAACAAGTATTCCGTCTACGGGCAACCCGGGGAACTACGTGGACTGGTACGGGCAGTTGCGCCTGGACGTTGCTGATTTTCTGACCGGTCTTGGATCGGCGCCCGGCCTAGTATTCACCGCTGAAGGCGAGATCGGGATCGCGTGATGAAATTCTTCACGCTGATGGATCGAAACGTTGATGTCGTGCCATTGGTAGAGATGCTAGACGATCATCCGGAATTGTGGGACGCGAACGGGTTCCGCAAGAAAGGCAGTGGCACGCCACATGGCGGCATGTCCGATATATGGATTCGCTATAACGACGTCACCCCGTACGCCACCAGTGGTGACTACGCCGGCTTTAACGACGCGCATGTGCCGATCTGGTACCCCGCTTATGAGGTACTGCAGGGAGCATTGGACCCCCTGATTTTCCCGTTGATGGCGAGGGTGTCTGGGGAGATGCTCGGCGGCGTTCTTATCACACGCATTCCGGCTGGACACGGCATTGCGCCTCACGTCGACGAAGGCTGGCACGTCAGCTACTACGACAAGTTCTATCTCTCGCTGCGCAGCGCACCGGGGGCGACATTCCATTGCGGTGATGAAGTGATCAACCCGGAACCGGGCGATCTCTATCACTTCGATAACCGTCTTGAACACTGGGTGAAAAACGAGAGCAACGTCGATCGAATGACTTTGATCGTTTGCATCCGCACGAACGGGAAGAGGTGGTCACCATGCCAATAGCCGGAGGATTTCCTTTAGCTGCGGTGATCGCCGTATCCCGAGAAATAGAGAGGCAGCAGATGGTCGATCTGAATATCAAGCATCACTTCTCGGGACGCGAGTACGCGAAGGAAATGACGTTGCCAGCTGGACATTACGCGGAAACCCACGAGCACCTCTACGACCACATCTCGATTCTTGCCATCGGCGAGGTACTGGTTGATATCGATGGGTCTGTCTCGCGCCATGTCGGCCCCACCGCAATTGTGATTCCAGCAAACAGGAAGCATCGCATCGAAGCGATCACAGACTCGGTGTGGTTTTGTGTGCATGCGACCGACGAAACCGACCCTGCCAAAGTTGACGAAGTACTGATCAAGGGGAACTGACATGCCATGGGGATTTGCCGCTGCAGCGGTAGGGACTATCGGGGCCTCAGTCATTGGTTCGAATGCATCCCAAAGCGCCGCTAATACTCAGGCGGGCGCTGCAAATAATGCGACTCAAGCGCAGTTGCAGATGTTCAATACGGTGCAATCGAACCTGCAGCCGTACAACACAGCCGGCCAGAATTCCTTGGGTACTCTGCAAAACTTTCTCAATGGGCAAGGAAACTCGGCGCCATTCTCATTCAACTACAACCCGGCAAACGATCCTGAATACAACTTCCTGCTTCAGCAAGGATCGAATGCGATCACGAGCCAGGCCTCGGCAACAGGCGGTGTCAATTCTGGCGCGACGCTTGAGGCGCTACAGAACTACGGGCAGAACACGGCGTTGCAGTCGTACCAAACTGAGTACGGGAACGCATTGAATGCCTATGGCGCGAACCAGACGAATCTGTCTAACATCTACGCCCGCTTAATGGGCGTTGCGGGTCTGGGTGAGAACGCCGCTGCGGGCGTCGGCAATGCTGCAGTGAGCACCGGGCAGTCGATCGGCAGCAACATGATCGGCGCAGGCAATGCGCAGGCGGCTGGGACGGTGGGGTCGGCGAATGCACTTTCTGGTGGACTCACTAGCCTTTCCAGTCTGTTCAACAATTCGTCGTTCTTGAACTCATTCGGAAACGCTGCCAATTCGTCGGCATATGGAACGAGCACACCACAAGACCTGATCGCTGGGTACACGGGGTAAGACATGGCACAGGTAGACGCAAATATCCCGCTGCAGGTTGCCAACCCGGCTGAGCTTCAGCAGATCGCGTACAAGAATCAGCTTGCGCAGATGCAACTTCAGCAGGGCCAGCAGGAGCAGCAGCAGAATAACGCGCTGCTCGGGATCCTGAAGCAACCAGGCGCGATTGACGATAGCGGCATGCCGACGCAGCAGACGCTCGGCCGCATCATGCAGGTCAATCCTGAGGCTGGCTTCAAGATCCAGAACCAACTTGTGACCATGCAGGAAAACAAGCAGCGCGCAATCACGAACCAGATCAACCAGAAGCTTCTGGGAATGAACATCAACGACAAGGCGCACGATCGTCTCGTCGATATTGCAACGTCGGCGCAGCAGCGGTATGAAGACCTGGTCAATGCTGGCACGCCTAAGGATGAGGCCGCACGGATCGTTGGCAAGGAACGAAACGAAGCTATCACCGACGGTCAGGAATCGGGCATCTTCACGCAAGACCAGGCGCGTCAGTTCCAGAATCCGTTCAATCCGGAGATGAACAAGGCCTTCATTACCGGATCGCCGCAGTACAAGCGCGTGCTCGACGAGCAGCGGCAGGCGCGGCAGGAACAGACGACCGAGCAGCGCGCTAATACTGCCGAGGCACGTGCAGAGCACCAAGACAACATGCCGGCGTCGGATATCGGCAAGCTTGGGTACGACCTGAAGAACGGTGCTATCAGTCAGAAGCAATACGACGATGCGGTCCTGAACAAGACGAAAGGCGCCGACGAGCAAACCACCGACGAGATGGCGAAGATGATCGCGAACAACGACATGCCGCCGCTGTCTGGCTATGCGCTGCGCAGCCCCTCAGGACAACGGATCATGGCGCGCGTGATGGAATTGAATCCGAAGTACAACGCGCAGGATTACAAGTCGCAGCAGGCCGCGCTCACGAATTTCACATCGGGCAAGAAGGGTGATTCGATTCGGTCACTCAGTGTCTCGATGGATCACTTGGACACGCTCAGCGAGGCCGGCAAGGCGCTTCAGAACGGAAATATTCAGGGCTTTAACAAGTTTGCGCAAACGCTCGCCGAGCAGACAGGCTCTGCTGTGCCGACCGACTTCGAAGCGGCCAAGGGCATCGTGGCTGATGAAGTGGTGAAGGGGATTATCGGCTCGGGCGGCGGCGTTGGCGATCGCGAGAAGGCTCAAGCGATCTTCGACAAGGCCAAGAGCCCGGAGCAGTTGGCCGGCGCGGTGAACGAGGTCAAGCAGTTGCTACGCGGTCAGTTGAACGGTCTCAAGCGGCAGTACACCGAATCGACCGGCCGAGACGACTTCGATCGCTTTCTGTCGCCGTCGGCACGTGGTCTGGAAGGTGGTGGGAAGGGCGGCCAGGTCGCCAAGCCCAAGTCCAAGGCTGAGTACGATGCATTGCCCTCAGGCACGCGCGTGCTGTTGCCGAACGGCAAGGAAGGCGTCAAGCCATGAGCTGGGATGATGAAGTTGATCTGAAGGACGCGGTTGGTACGCCTGACGCGTTCAAGCAGACTTATTCCAGCGCAGCTGCGCGCGCCGGTAAGGCACTTGGAGTCGATCCGAGTGTCATCCTCGGACAGTGGGGTCTTGAAACCGACTGGGGCAAGAAGGTCGTGCCGGGCACGAACAATCTGGGCAACATCAAGGGTCCGGACGGTGTCAAGGCGAAGGACAATCAGACGGGCTCCAAAGACTCCTACCGAAAGTACGACTCTCCGGATGCGTTTGCTGACGACTACGTGCAGCTCATAAAGACGAAGTATCCCGGCGCGGTCGGGTCGGGAGACGACGCAACAAAGTTCGCGTCGGCACTGAAGAGCGGCGGTTATGCCCAGGATCAGCACTATGCGCCGAAGGTAGTCGCGGCTTCAGCGGCGGTCGGGAAAACGCCGTTGCAAAAAGCCCAGGCGGCACAGGACGACGACTGGGCGAGTCAGATCACGCTGAATCCGGCGGCCGATGACAAGACAGCTCCGGAGACCTCACAACCGACCCGTGCGCAGCAGGACGAGCGCGGCCTTGGCCTCGGTGCCCGCGCGGTCGCGGAGGGCGCTGCAAGCCCGCTGACGTTCCTCGGCGACACGCTCAACAAGGGCGTCAACCTTGGCATCCGAGGCGTTAATTCTCTGGTCGGCACGAACATCCCTCAACTGGGCATGCCGTCTCAGACAGTGCATAACGCGCTGACGTCGGCCGGCCTGCCGCAGCCTGCGACGCCTACCGAGCGGGTGCTCAGTGATATCCAGAGCGGCGCGGCGGGTGCGGGCTCGGGCGCCGGTCTAGCGCGCGGCCTCGCCGGTGTAGCAGGGAATCCCGTTGTGCAGAATGCGCTGGCTCAACTCGGCGACCGAGCCGGCTTGCAGACCGTTTCGGGCGCTACTGGAGCGGGTGCAGCAGGTATTACGCGGGAGGAGGGTGGCGGCCCGGGTGCACAGATGGTCGCGGGTCTCGCTGGTAGCCTTGCGCCTTCTGCGGGCATTGCCACTGCGGCCGGTGCTACGCGTAATGCGCTGCGCGGATCGGCCGACAACATCCCGGCCATGCAGGACCGTATGAAGACGTTCCAGGATGCTGGCGCGACTCAACCGAGCGTCGGGCAGGTGACCGGAAACCGAAATTCTCAAGCGCTCGAAAGTCTACTCTCCAAGGCGCCGGGCGGCGCGGGCCAGATGTCGAAGCGCGCCGAGCAGCAGGCCACAGAAATCGGCGAGCAGGCTACGAAGATCGCCGACAGCCTCTCCCCAAACGCCACACCGTCTGTGGCTGGCCGCACGATCGAGAAAGGCCTGTCCGGTCCGGGTGGATTCGTCGATCGCTTCAAGCAGGGTCAGAAGGCGCTGTACGACAAACTCGATACGTACATCAAGCCGGATACGTCCGTGAAGGTGAGCAATACCGAGAAGACGCTCGCCAGCATGAATCAGGACATCAAGGGTGCGAAAAACCTCTCGCAGCGATTCAAGAACACCGAGGTCATGGGGATCGAGGATGCGCTCAAGGCAGACTCGCGAGGTCAGGGTGGTGGACTTCCCTACGAGGCTGTAAAAAAGCTGCGCAGTCAGGTCGGCGAAAAGATCGAAAACTCGTCGCTCTCCGATTCGGTACCGCGCAGCCAGTGGCGCGCCCTATACGCGTCGCTCTCTAAGGATCTGGAGGGTGCAGCCAAGGCAACCGGCAACCCCGATGCGGTCAAGGCCATGAGCCGCGCCAACGCATTCTCTCGCGCCGGCTACGCGCGCATCGAAGACGTGCTCGACAAGGTTTCCAAGCAGGACATCCCCGAGAAGGTCTTCAAGTCCGCAGTGAACCCCGCAGACATGCAAGCCGGCGCCACGAAGATCGGTTCGATCATGAAAAGCCTGACACCGGCCGAGCGCGATGTCGTGAAGTCGGCCTTTATCCGGCGTATGGGACAGGCATCAGCGGGCGCGCAGGATGCAGCAGGCGAGAAGTTCTCTACCCAGACCTTTCTGACGAACTGGAACAAGATGTCGCCGCAAGCGAAGTCGGTAATGTTCTCTGGCCAGGACGGAAAGCTGCGCGTCGGACTCGAGCAGATCGCCAAGGCGGCCGATTCGATCAAGTCGGGAAGCAAGGTGTTCTCGAATCCGTCTGGCACGAGCCACGCGGCCACGCAGATCGGTCTGGCGAGCGGTTTGGCTGGCGCCATAGCCTCGGGTCACGTCGGCGTCGCAGCGGGGTTGATTGGCGGCGCTGCAGGGGCGAATCTCACGGCCCGGATGATGACGTATCAGCCGTTCGTGCAGTGGCTGGCGAAGTCGACCCGTTTGTCGCCGGCCGCGGTGCCCGTCGCCGTCAGTTCGCTTCAGCGCAGCATGCAGGGCGCGCCGGACAGCGTGCGGCATGACGTCGACCAATACGCGGATTCGCTTAAATAAAGATTTTTACGATGGCGAAGATGAACGCGCCGAGCGTGAACAGGATGAGTAGAGGAAAGCCGAGTCCGAACTTGATGTCGTCCCACTCGGAATAGTCGTCTTGAGGTTTCATGGAGCGTCAGATGAAGAAAATCAGCGGTGTGAAGGTGCCTAAATTCAAGGCACAGAGTATTCCCAAACCGTCGACGAAACAAGCCAAACCGGAGCCGTCGGCGAGCAAGGGCACATTCGGCGCCAAGATCAAGGCCATTCAGAAGAAGGCCAAGCCCAAGGCCGGCAAGATTCCGGTGATCCGGTGAGGGTTCTCATCGTCGATTTTGACCGCACAGGCCTCGACATGGCCTATCGCGCGGCGGAAGGCGGGCACGATGTCCAGATCTGGTCGCCGCCGAACGTCGACGGCTCTCCGGTTATGGCCGGCCACGGCTTCCCCGGAATCAAGCGCGTCGATAAGTGGCAGGCCGCCATGTTGTGGGTTGGAAAGACCGGGCTCGTCGTGAACATGTTCAACGACAAGGAGATTACGAAAGCGCTGGATCAGTGGCGCGCGCGCGGCTACCGCGTGTTCGGGCCGTCGGCCAAGAGCGCCGCAATGGAACATGACCGGGGCGCTGGCATGAAGCTGTTCGAGGAATTCGGATTCGAGGTTCCGGAATACAAGTTGTTCCCGACGCTCGACGCGACGCTTGCTTACGCGTGGAAGTGCCAGGACCCGATGGTGCTCAAGCCGATGGGCGACGAAGAGGACAAAAGCCTGACCTACGTCTCGCACGACCCCGCCGATCTGGTGTCGTTCCTTGAGATGAAGAAGCGTCACGGCGCCAAGATCAAAGGGCAACTGATGCTGCAGGAGAAGGTCGACATCATCATGGAATTGGGCGTGTCGGCCTGGATGAGTTCGAACGGCTTCTCTCGTGCGCACAACGTAAGCGTCGAATACAAGAAGCTGATGAACGACGATTACGGCCCGTCCACCGGCGAGATGGGCGACCTGTCTCGCTACTACATGGACACGTCGGAGAGCATTCTGTCTGACCACTTGATGCGCTTCGAAGACACTCTGTTCGAGATGGGCCACATCGGAGATTTTGCAGTCGGCGGTGGTGTGACGACGAAAGGCAAGTATGTGCCGTTCGAAGTGTCCGCCCGGTTCGGATATCCGGAGATCTTTGCCTTCCTGCACTGCCACAGGTGCGATCCGATCGAGTGGATGAGCGGCATGATCGACGGCGAAGACACGCTCGAAGTCGACGAGCGGCCTGCGGTTTGCATTGTCATGGCAAAACCGCCGTTTCCGAAGTCGAACGACAAGCCAGCGCACGACGTCGGCGCCGTAATAACCGGAATCGAAGAGGTTTGGCACCACGTTTCGCCGGTCGAGATGATGATCGAGAAAGGACCGTGCATGAAGGGCGGCAAGGTCGATACCGACCTCGTCTACAAGGCGACCGGGAATTACATCTGCGCGGTCACAGCGCAAGGCTCCGACGTGCACGACGCGATCGAGGAAGTCTATGCAGCCGCCGGCCGGATCAAGTATCAGGACCGCATGGTTCGGACCGATATTGGAAAGGATCTTGAAAAGAAGATTCCCAAGGTAAAGGCGCTCGGTTTTCGAGAGCTGCCTGACTGGTGAAATGAAACTCCTCCATATCCAGCCCGCCGCGAGCGGGCTTTTTTGCGTCTGGATTACATGGACTCTCAACCTATGACAGTCACCAACGTGGAATTGCAGACCCAGATAACTGCCCTCGACAAGAAAGTCGACGAGCGCCACGTAGCGAACACGCGGTTGCTGGATGCGATGGGCACGAAGCTCGACACACTGATCCAGCTAAACGCAGACCAGAAGCTTCAGGCGCAACTGATTTCGCAACTCTCGAAGAAGAACGAGGACTACGACAAGCTGTTCGTCGAGGTTTTCAAAAGACTGGGATCGGCCGAGTCGACGGTCAAGACGCACGCATGGGCGTGGAAGGTCGTGGGCGCGTTCCTGCTCGCAAGCATTGGAAGTATCGGCTGGATGCTGACGAAGATGGAAGAGTTCGATCACATCCAGAACCAGTTAGACACGCTCGAGTTTCTGGTGCAGGGAAAGCCTTCACCCGTGACTCCTCCTGCGCAATCCTCTTCGGGTAGATGACATGCCAGCAATCACCGCACAACAGGCCGGAGGTGCGAATCGCTGTGCCTTCCTCGATATGGTTGCCAACAGCGAGATCGGCGCCGAGCTGCTCGCAATCACGGACAACGGCTACAACGTGCTGGTTGGGTCGACGCCGGAAAAACCGCTGACGTTCCCCAGTTACGCCGCGCCGCCCGACGTCTATAACGCGGCACTCAACTCGACTGCCGCAGGCCGCTATCAGGTCTTGAACCGGTACGCGGTGATCTACATCGCGCAACTCAAGCTGCCCGATTTCAGTCCGGAATCGCAAGACCTGATAGCCCTGCAACAGATTCGCGAGCGATCCGCGCTGCCGCTGATCGATGCCGGCAACCTGCAGGCGGCAATCGAGGCGTGTTCAAACATCTGGGCCTCACTGCCAGGCAACAACTACGGGCAGCACCAGAACGCAATCTCGACCTTGCAAGCCGCTTATCTGGCGGCCGGTGGGTCACTTTCATCCGGAGTCGCGTCATGAACCAGACATCACCTGTTTCCACCGGAGCCGTGGCCGTCACGGGTGCCATGCTAGGCGGTTGCATTGTGTGGCTGTGCCAGGCATTCAAGCTTCCCGCGCCGCCTAGCGAAGTAGCGGGAACCATGGGCGCAATTCTGCTAGCCGGCGCGCACTGGCTCAGCAATGTGATCGGCGCGCGCAAGAGTGGCGCCGCTATCCCTTTGAAATCTGCCGGCCCGCTCCAGTAAGCGCGGCCGGCGCACGTCTCTCCACGCAGTCCCATCCTCAAGAGGTAATCACCATGTCCAGCTCTACCGCTTCTTCGCTTCTCTCGCAACTGGCCGAACTGATGCTCGAGCCAGTGATTCAAAACGCGCTTCCGATCGTGAGCTCGGCGCTGCAATCCGCCGCAGCGACGCCGAATCTCGTCGAGAATCCGGTCAACCTCACGCTGTGGGGCAACAAGCTGATCGGCGACCTCGGCGCAACGCTGCCGGTTATCGAAAACGCCGACCTGACGTCGCTACTTCAGGTTTCCAACGCTGCGGTTGCGGCTCTGGCATCGAAATTGTCAGCCGCTCCGGTTACGGCGGCCGGCGTTGGCGCAGAAGTGGCTGCTGCCATCTCCGGCGTCCCTGCGCCGACTCCGACTCCTGCGAGCTAAGCCATGAGGGCGCTCCTTGCGGCGTCTCTCGCCGCACTCCTTTTCGCTGGATGTGCGCAGCAGATGCTACCCAAGTCCGTTGACATGGAAGTCCACGACTGCCACCTGACGATCATGAGGAGCAACTAGCCATGAGCGAAATCGTTATGCAGTTTGTCGGGAACGACTCGTTCGGATCCCGGCTGATCGAATGGTTCGATCACGGAAAGTATTCGCATGTCGACAGCGTGTTGCCGGACGGCACGCTGCTCGGCGCGCGCAATGACGTGATCGACGGGATTCCGTCAGGAGTCCAGATCCGTCCGGCTAGCTATGTAGAAGGCGACAAGATCCTGCGCGTCACGATTCCGTGCACGGTGAATCAGGAAGAAGCTTATTACGCCTTCGTGCGGGCACAAATCGGGAGGCCATACGATGAAACGGCTATTGCTGCCTTCGCTGTGGGCCGGGACTGGCGCGCTGCTGACTCTTGGTTTTGCAGCGAGCTTTGCGCTGCTGCAATTGAAGCGAGCGGGCTTGTTCCGTCCATGATCGCCCCCGTCAACAAGATAGCTCCAGACGACCTTCTTCTGGTTGTGTCCGCTCTCGTGCCGATCCCGGCATAACACCTCTCCTGCTTATCGACGAGCCGCCTTCGGGCGGCTTTTTTATTGTCCGGACAAAACATGACCGTCACTCTCGCGCCTCTGGCAAAGCAGCAGTTCAACCAGAACGGAGTACCGCTGGCTGGCGGCAAGCTTTTTACCTACAACGCCGGCACAACAACGAAGGCGTTGACCTATACAGATTCCACCGGCGACACGCCAAACACGAACCCTATCATCCTGGACTCGAATGGCCAGTGTGGCGTGTGGCTGCTTCCGACCAACGCGTACAAGTTCGTTCTTTCTCCATCAACCGACACCGATCCGCCAACCAATCCGTTCTGGACGGTTGACAACGTTACGACGGGGCAAGGTGCCGCAGTCGGGAACATGACCGATGAGAAAGGTAGCGGTGGCACACCGGGATTTGTTGCAAATGTCGACTTCACGCCCGGCACGACCACCCAACTTACGCTCTCGCAAAACTACGGCTCAAGCGACAACCTGTGGGTCACCTTTGATACCGATGATCAGGGCGCTGATCAGTTCTCGCTGGGCGGCACGAACAATACGACTCTGACTTTCACGTCGCCGATTCCGTCGGGTATCAACAAGGTTTACGTGAAGGGAGGCACTGCTCTGACGATCGGCACACCGGGGAACGGCACCGTATTTGACGCCCAAGTTGCCACGGGAGCTGCGATTCAAAGCTCTAAACTCTCGTTCCTTTCGACTCTAGCGGGTGCCGTTGCATATTCTGTTCAAGCTAAGCTTTCGCAGATCGTTAGTGTCAAGGATTTCGGCGCAACCGGTAACGGAACGACTGACGATACCGCGGCGGTTCAGGCAGCTGTCAACGCGGTTGGGATAGCAGGCGGAACGGTGTATTTCCCGGCTGGCAACTATCTGCTGAGTGCCATCACCGTCTCGCAGAATGGCGTATATCTCAAAGGCAGTGGCAGGCTCGGGACAACTATCACACCGTCGTCTCAGACTGACAACGTATTTTCGTTCTCGGGAACGGAGTGTCAGGGCATCAGTGACATGTACATCCTGTACACCACCGCGCCTACGACTGGGATTGCGATCTACGTCAACAACGTGCAGGACTTCACCTGCCAGAACATCAAGATTTACGGCGCTTTCACCGGCATCTACGTTCTCAACGGTGCCATCCAGTACTACCAGAACATCGATATCCAGGCCTGTATTGGTTCGACCGGCATCGGCATCGTGGTCAACGGTGGCAATGACCAGTACTTCAGCAAGGTGTGGATCGGAAACGATATCCCAGCCGCGCAGCCTTTCGCATGCATGCAGGTTCTGAAAAATCTCGGGTTATTCCTAAGTCAGTGCGATATGACCGGGTCGGAGTTCGGACTATTGATCGCCCCCGCGAACAGCGGAGACGAAGTTGCGTTCGTGTTTGTGGATAGCTGCGGCTTCGATACGTGCTCGGCACACGGAATCTACATTATTCCGGGGAATCAGGGCGCTTCCGTCTACTCGTGTCATTTTGTCAATTGCTGGTCTTCTTCGTGCACCGGGCATGGCGTTTTCCTGAGCGGAATCGGTGCCGTCAACGGAATCAGGTTCGTAGGTCATCGATCCTACAACAATGGCCAATTGGGTTACTACTGCCAACCGTCTTCAAACGGACAGGTCTACAACATCACCTTCGATACCTGCGTGGCTTCGGGGAATTCCAACAGCTCGCACGGCACATATCCGGGATTCAGTTTCTACGGGGGGATGCTGAACTTCTCCATGATGAACTGTCGGTCAGGGCCTGCTGACGGATTTCCGAATACCCAGTCGCTCGGTGCTCTCATTAACGCAGGGGCCTGCAACTTCTACAGCATCATCGGCAATGACCTGAGCGGAAACATGACCGGTGGGCTTCAAGATTTCGGGACTGGCACCAGCAAGAACGTATCGAAAAACCTCGGCTATAACCCACTCGCCGGGTCGGCGATCACTGTGGGGGCAAGCCCCTTTACCTACACCAACAATACCGGCGACACGGTCGTGGTGGGCATCGGTGGTGGCACTGTGTCTTCCATCGAACTGAACGGCTTTACAGTTGGCGTCGCTACCAATACGAACGTCTCAGTGCCCCAGGGAGCTGCACTACAAGTCACATACAGCTCCGCTCCGTCAATGGCCGCCTACGGCACGTAACAACTCGCCACTTTCCAGAGAGATATCCATGAAGAACCTTCTCAGGCTCATTGCGAGCCTTTGCGTCGTCGCGTCCGCTTCGATCGCATTTGCGACTACGCTTTCGCCCATCCAGCTTTTGAATCCGGCGGGCTCGACGTCCGGGCAGACGATCGTGTCAACTGGAGCCTCGAGCGCACCTGCGTGGGCTACTGTGCCGCTCGCCGGACTCTCGTCGATCGCGGCCAATACGGTTCTCGCCAACGTAACGAGTGCGAGCGCTGCCCCGGTAGCGTTCTCCATGCCAAGCTGCAGCTCATCGACGAGCGTACTTCAGTACACCAGTAATACCGGTTTCACGTGCGATACGTCATTACTCACCGCGGGTAGTCCCGCTTCGTTCAGCACGATCGCCGCATCCGGGCTGATTACTCCAACCAGTTCTATCGGTATCAAGGGCACGACGGCAGCGGACAGCGCACAGGCCGGGAGCGACGGCGAATTCGCACAGAGCAATAACGGCACGGCTACCACTCTCACGACAAACACGCCGGTCAATCTGTACAGCGTGAGCCTCACCGCCGGAGACTGGGATGTCTATGGTTCGATCGCGTTCATCGCTGGCACTGGCGCAGTCAATACCGCCATCCAGGGTGCGCTTACCACGACCAGTGCGACGCTGCCAGGTTGGCCAGCGGAGTTCTCATACTTCGAGACCTTCTCGTCGGGAGCATCGCAGTATGTTCCCCTCATGCGTATCAGGGTGAACGTGGCCACTACCACAACCGTCTATTGCGTGGGCAATGCAGTCTTCTCGGGCGGCACTGAGACGGCCAACTGCTCGATTGCCTACAATCGCCGACGATAGGACTCAGGGGAAATAGCCCGTCCATCCAATAAATATGCACATCGCCAGTATGCTGATTATCAGAACCATAACTGGATGCTTGTCGACGAAGGCTTTCATAAATTCTCCTCTAGGAGTTCTCACTGCGGGCAGTAAATCGAAAGCGCGCTGCGGTCAGATTTCAGGGCATACCCCGAAAACCCGGCATTGACCGCTTTTGGATTTACTGCTTTCTCCACATCGGGTCGCTCGCCACCGGTCAAGGCCGCCCCCGACACGACGCCGTTCGCCACTAAAAATATAATAGGCGGTACGGTTTTCCTGCGATCGTCGAATGCCCATCCGCCGACAGACACGTAACGGGAATCCGTTGCCACTGCTGCGGTTGTGTCGATAAACGATGGGCATGCATATAGTCCGAGCGCGTCGGGCCGCCTGCCGATCGCCTCCCGCGCATTGCGCATCAACGGCGTCGCGAAAACGGACAGGCCATAACGGATAGCGTCAGCAGTTTCCGGATATACGCGCTCCGGTAGATAGAGTTGGCCAGCCTGCGCATCGTCCTTGACGCCCAGGTTCAGCCCGAGCGCGATCTGCATCCTGCCGGCAGCCCGTGCCGGTCCGGCTGGATCAAAGGCTCCCATCTGTGGCGCGAACAATATGATTGGCGTGACCACGGACAGTGTTGCGACGACCGCGCGTGTCGATACCGAGCTTCTGAAGAGATGTACGAAAATCAGCAGCAGCGCCGAGTACATTAATAGCACCGGCGTTTCATAGCGGCCGGCGAGCGCCCACGACAGACCGAAATATGCGCGTCCATAGGCGGCCGCCACTGCGGCCGCTCCCACATGTGCGACGAACAGGATGAGCGCGAGAAATATTGGGTCGCGCTCGCCCCTGATCCATCGGATGGCTGCATAGCCTCCCGCGCCAATCGCAGCAGCGCCCATCAGTGCCGTCAGGTAGCCTTGGTGGAAGACAAACGAAAACGTGCCGCCAAGGAACGTAAGCAGGAATTCGACCCTCATCAGGAGGGTCGCGCCGGGGCGGTGCTGGATCTGGTAGTGGTATGCCCACGCGCCGAACGTTAGCGCCGTGATGAAGAGGAGCGTGGCCATTCGCGGCCAGGTGCTGCGTCCGCTTAGCACGAGCATGATGATCAGCAACGGCAGGGCGAACAGCCCATTTGCCATCGTGCCGGCAGACAGCACGCCGAAGAGAATCGCAATGACAAACCAGCGTTCAACTGGTTCACGGATCCATCGGCCCATTGAAATCAAGGCCAGTAGGGGCAACAGATATGCCAGATAGAACTGGCTTTGATAGCCCCAGTTGATGTTCTCGGCCTGGAGCCACGAGAAGCACGGGATGCACATCAGCGCACCGCACAGCCACGCCATGCGACGCTCCAGCAACAGCATAGCCGCCCAACATAGCGCTGCCCAAAGCGCGAACATCAGGGCAATGTTGACCGCAACCAGAAATTCGGATAGGCCACCAAAGAACCTGTAATCGATCCAGAACAGGATTTTCGACAGCACGATCCTGTGTTCGTTGGCCTGCTCGAAGAAAGGCGCCCATCGATTGCCCTGCAGGCGTTCGATATAGAACTGGAGGGTGCCATCCCACATGTCCCAGAACGGAACGGGGGAGAACCAGCGCAGCGCCCCGATGATTGTCGTGACGACGAAAAACACTGGGGCGATTGCCCAGACCGCAGACGTAAGGATCTTCTTGCTCATTGGAATACGCCGTAAGGAACGCGGCAGTCTACCTCAAAGGGCCGAAGCGCAAAAATCTGGAATGACAGCTTTTTGCCAGCATGCCATGTCCGGACGCCTGTATAAGCCATCTTGTAGGGGTTCGAGTCCCCTTCCTCGCACCAAGTATTTAAAAAGCCCCGCCAGTCGATGACTGGTGGGGCTTTTTACTTACTGGTTGCACGCACAACCAATCGCCACGGAACCGGTTACCCGGTTACTCCGCGCGCGCCTGCACGCTTTCGATAATGCGGTCGAGCGCGTCGCCGAACGCCGCTTTCTCTTCCTCGTTGAGGCAGTCGAACAGATCGACGTTCCACTTGCGGGCGATCGGCATGATCTTGCGGTACAGC